TCTTACACTGGTGGGTTGTTCAGTAACAGGAACTTCTGTTTTAGTTTCTAAAGCAGCTAGTTCTGCATCAACACTTTTTCTTAATTCTTCTGTTATATATTTATTAGCAACAGCTTGTTCAGTTACTGTCATATCAGTAACCAATTTACCAGCTTTTATTTCTTTGTAAAGTTCTCTAGCTAGTTCTGCATCATATTTAGCATTAATCCAATCTACTGCTTCTTGGTAAGTATCAAAAATTTCACTTTCTTTGGTTGTAGTATAAAAGGCATTAAATCTACCATCTGTACGAGGTTGTGTAGAAACATAATCAAAAACATCATCTGTAATTGCTAAGTTTTCTTTCCTTCTTTTTTCTATACCAGCTTTAGCATCTGCACTAACTTCAGTAGAAGTACCTTTAGCAGCTCCTGTTATTAGCTTATCATACCTATCGTATATTTCATTGTAGGCATCTGTTTCAGCTTTGTATTTATCGTTGATAGCTTTTGTTTTATCTAAAGGCGCATCTCCGTATTCTATTTTTGCTTTTTTAGTTACTACCCAATATCCGTCAATAAGTTCAGCTTCTCCTTCTTCAATTGTATTTACCCTTTTTGCATCTGTTCTAAATGCATTGGTAGCTGTGCTTACTGTTTCTATTGCCACGTCCTTTGAACGAATAGCTGACAAATGGGAATTTGGGTTGTCTGTTACCTTAAAAGTAGCTTTTGTTTTTGCTGGATTAGTATAATGAAACTCATATACACTTTCTTGATTATTAAACTTAACACTAACATCTTCATTTAGAAACTTTTTACTTCCTACTGGCAGCCCTAAATAAAAAGAAGGTGTTTGTTTTGTACCCCCAGCTTTTTTTAATTCCTCTTGCTTCCTTTCTTCTATACCTTCTAATACCTTATCTTTATTAATTACACCATCAACTTTATAATCATCTATGTTAGGTATAATCTTTTTAACTTCTTCTTCTTCCGCTGCTCTGTATTCAGCTATTTTATCTTCTACTTCTGCGGAAGTTACAGCTTCTTTTGGTTGAGCTGCTTCAGGTATAGCATTGTTGTAGTTTACTTTTAACCCTGAATTTTTAAATCCTACTTTTAAACGTAATGATTCTTCATTACCTTTTATAGTACCTTCTTTAGACAGAGTGTTATATACAGTTTCTATTTTTTGTATACCAGATTTAATAGGTTTGCCACTTTCTTTACCTGTAGTATAGTTTATATTTCGTATAGTAAATGTACCTTTAGTTGATAGTCTTGCTACAAGGTAATCTTTTGTAGGCTCTCCTTGAGCTACATAATAAGCTTGTTGTACTTTATCGTTTATTTCATTTAAAGTATCATTATCTACTTTTTCACCTTCTTTAATTCTTTTTTGTAGGTCAAGAAGTTCTTTAAATACGGTTTCAAATTCAGCTAAAGTTAATTCTTTATGTTCAAGTACAGCCCAATTACCATTTTCAAGTAATACTAAGTATCTATTACCAACTTTATTTTTCTCACCTGGTTTTTGTTGTATACCTTCTGGTATAGTTTTAACAGCATCTAAAGCTGTGGGAGTATCATTTGAATATACAAATGTACCTTTATTTTGGTCATATATAAGGGGGTTACCTCCTGACCTAGCTATAGGCATTTTAGTAGTTAATAAAGGCTCTGTATCTTTAGAAGCTATATCAAATTCCCCCATACTTGGAGTAATAGATAGGAATGGAAAGTCTTGTAAAGAGTACTCTCCAAAAGGCTGTTTTTCTAGTTGTTGTTGTATTTTAGCAAGCTCTTGTTGCTGTATATTTAAGGCTTGAATATCCTGTAAAGTAAGAGTACCCTTTCTTGCTTTAAATAAATTTAATTTTTCGTCAGTATTTAAATCATTCCAACCTCTACCATCTTTAGTTCTAAATTTATCAGCATTAGGTAAGTAGCCTAATTCTACACCATTATAAGTAAATGTAATACTTATAGGTCTTCCTACATAACTAACACTTTCTTTTTGAGTTGCTTTTTGTACTAATACAGGAGTTTCAGCACCTACTTCATAAATACCTCCTTCTTTGCTTACAATATAAGTTTTATTTAAATCTTTTTGGGCTTCAGCTGTTGTATAATCAAGAGTAGAAGTGTCTGCAAATTTTACATCTATTCCACCTATGGATCCATCTATATTTTTATCTACTGTATAAGAATCTACCCTTCTTCCATTTATAACTATGGGAGATCCCTCTAATAAATACTTACTTGTTATTCTGTAGTTTGAATATTCTTTTATAATAACTTTGATGCCTTTTATTAATTCTTGTACAGGAGTAGTTTGAATTATCTTTTGTGCAGCTTCTGTTTTAGGAGATATTAATTTAGTAAAAGTATTTCCATCAACAGATTCTTTATCTTCGCTAGATATAGTTTTAGTTGCTACAGCTTGTTTTTCTGCTGTACCTTCTTTCTTTTTACTAGCTTCTTCAGTTTCTTTCTTTTTAGAAATTAAAGCTTTTTGTTTTTCCTCTGCTTCTTGTAAAGCCGCTTCATATAAACTGTACATGTCTGAACCAGGTTCATAAGATTTAAGGTCTTCTTGTAAAGTTGCTATTTCAATTGCTACTTTTTCTAATTCACTTTCATTTTCAGAAGCACTCATTTGTAAGCCATCTTCTGTTGTACCCCCCAACATTTGTTCAGGAGTTTGTGCAGGCTGAGGAGTATTTACAGTAGGTTGTGGAGTAGCTTCAGTTGCAGTTTTTAAGGCTTCAGCAGCTTGTGCATCAGCTTCTGCTTTTAATCTTTCTTTTTCATCATTAACTTTCTTAATGGCAGCTTCAGCTTCTTTCTGTATTTTTTCAGGTTGTTCTATAGCTTCATTATACTGCTTAATCATTTCTTCTCTGCGAAGAGAAAGTTTAATTAAATCATCTACAAGAGTTTGAACTTCAGAAGCTTTAGCAGGATTTACTTTTTTAAAGTCATCAATCTTTGATTGAAAGTTTTCTTTATAAGCATCTGATTTACGAAAGGTATCAAAATCTACTCCTGGAGTATTTTCTATATACTGATTTAAAATAGGCCCTACTTCACTTGGTATAATACCTATGTTAGTAATTTTTTGACCTGCTGTAAGTCCTAGTATCTTTGAAGTTATATCATTTTCTCTTTTATCTATATCTTCAAAGTTAGTTACAGCATCAAATATTGCATCAAATACTGGTCTATTCTGTGGGTATAAAGCGGGGTTTAATTGGGGATTTCTATCTACTATCTGTTTATGTTTTTCAGAAACATCTTTTACAGTAGCCACTAATTGGTCTACTTTATTGTCTCTTTCAGTTTCTGTAAGTTCTTCTGTATAACCAAATACTCTTTTAAATTCTTCTACATCAGTACCTTTAAGAGCTTCAAACCTATCTATTAAAGTATCAGTACCTCCTGTTTCTTCAGCTTGTTTAGTAAGTCCTTTAACTACATTATAAGCCTCATTCTTAAAACCAAACTTATTATTCTTTGCTGCGTACTGGTCTTGCATAGCAGAAGCATCTGCTGTTTGTGCAGAGTTATCAAATAGCCTTTTTAATCTAGGTACTACAGTTGAATTTTCAAAAGTAGCATAAGCATCAGCTGCTTTTTTATTATCTCCCCTTTCTGAAGTAAATACACTTGTTGGCCCACCTAATATACCACCAAGGAATATAGATTCTAAACCTTCCTTAGTACCAAGGTTATTTATAGTTTCTCCTACAATAGATGAAACTAAGTTACTGTACTCTCTAGCGCTATTAGAGTATTGTCCTAAGTAAAATTTCTTTGTTCCTTCTGAAACACCTAATTGAGCTAGCTCTTGTCCACCTTCTGTAAGAAAGCCTTTACCAAAATCTTTAGCTATTCCTAGTAGTTTAGAACCCTCTACTGCTGTAGCTTCTCCTAATTTACCTGCTGTATTTAATACTTTCCTTGTTTGACGTAAATCAGGAAATAATGCTTTACCAAATAAAGCTACATCAGAACCTGCTATTATAGGCAAATTAAAAGCGTATGTAGTATTACCTGTTGCTACAGATATATCCATTAGTTCTTCATCAGTTTTACCTGCTAAAAATGGATCTCCTGCGTTTCTTTTAGCTACTAGATCGTCAAACATTGTATCACGTACATCTCTAGCTTCTACTGCTGCTTCACCATGTGCCATAAATCCAGCCATAGCTAACTGTTTAGCAGGATTAGCAAATTTAGCTAACTTACTACCTTGTTGTCCTAATGCAACAGCTTCTGTACCTAATCCTACTTTATTTAAAGTACTAGCAGCTTTAGCTCCTTTACCTAAAGTTTTGAATAACATTCCTAACCCTCTACCACCAAAATAAGCCCCTGCTAAATATCCAGCACCATTAAGAGCTTTATCAGCCCAAAAGTTAGTTGTACCTAAAGATTCTAAAAAGCCCATTTCTTGTTGAGCCTTAGTATAGTATATAGGAGCAGCTTCTGCAAGAGATTCATTTAAATCACTAAACAACTCTCCAACAGGGCCACTAGCCATATCTCCATTTATAACACCTATAGTTAAATCTAAAGGCGCTGATATAATCTCTGAAGCACTGCCTATTGCTGTACCTAAAGCACGTACTGTACCATTAGCCCATTTGTCTAAAGTACCTTGATTTGCGGCTCTAATATCATCCCAATTTTGTTGGGCCTCAAAGTTTACTCCACCTAAAGGGTCAAACCTTGTTTGATAACTATCTGCATCTGCTATTTGTGCTTTTGTAGTAGGAACTGTTAATTCTTGGCTGCCTATAGAACTGGCTAATTTTTGAAGAAATGGATTTATTGGTGGGCGCATATTATTTTATTGGTTTGTCAAAGCTAAAGTTACAATTTTACTAACATCGTCAATATTAAATGCATCTGTATTAGATACTGTGTCTTTACCTGCTATTTTATAATATGGAGGTAATTTATTATACTTAGCAATAATATCTGGAGTCAAAGTGTATACTCTTTGATTGACATTATCTATTCTCATTGTAGCTACTTGCCTATTATTATGTAAAATAGATTTAGTATATCCTACAGGTCTAGTATCTTTATCTAATAAAGTAGATTCAGGTTTACTTGAATCTTTAGATTGCTCACTAAATGAGGTAGAAATATCATCAAATACATCTTCATAATTAATTCCAGTTGTGGGGTCTATAGAGCCTTGCACATATTGAGAAGTTAACATATCAGGAGTTTTATCTAATGTGTATACACCAAGCTCTTTACCTTCTGTATTGTACACAGAAAATAAGGTTTTATATGTACCATCAGGAGTTTTAATATGACCTCTGTATTTACTTTTATCAAAATCTACATTTACAGGTAATTTTTGTTTTTTTCCTGTTCTCCAATTAGTAAAGTTTCCAGCATCATCTGCGCTAGTATTCATGGCAACTATTATGGCGCTTTGAACATCTCCATCAAATTCTGTTTGATCTTTAGAATTATTAAAATCTAGGTATTTGACTTTAGATTGTTTCTCTAAAGCAGATTTAAGAAGTTTTTCTGATTCTTCTTTTTTATACGTTTTATAATTTTTTAGTTTAGTGTTAGTTTCTTGGTCTTTTAAATATTCTTGAGCTAACTTAATTTTATCTTTGGGCAAAGTTCCTAATATTTTATCGGGTTTAGTTAATCCTGGGGCTAATATCTCTCCATTACTATGTTTAGTAAGACCGCTATAATCTTGATAAATAGTTCCGTTATCGTCTATTATAATTGTAGGTTTTCCAGTTACTGAGGTGTTTTCTGTAAACAGTGGGGTATAATCAGAAATACTTTTATACTTAGTATCTGTATAGCCACTTTTATTTTTAGCAATTACATCTGCTTCATCATCTACCTGCTGTAAAGTAGAGTAATCAGACTGAAGCGTGTATAAATCTCCCATAGATTGTGCTAAAGTAGAATTACCTGCAAGATATGGATTTAATCTACTTAAATCATAGTTTACCAATTTATCTGGATCTATACTACCATCAGGTTTTGAAATCTTTTTAAACTCTGCTTGCAACGTTTTATCATTTCTATTTATAGAAGGATCTCCTATTATTTTAGCAACTCTCATTGTAAGATCTTTTTTAATCTGATCTTTATTTGTTGCTGAAATTCTATCATATTGCTCTTTAACATATTGCTCAGGGGTACTACCTGCTTCTCCTACTTTAGGGGGAGTTGTAGGTTTTTCATCTCCATCTCCACTACCTCCTTTTGGAATAGATAGTTGCCCATAATCATAATCTGTAACATTACTTGTATTATCAAATACTTTAGTTTTAGCTAACTCTGTTATAAAATTAGTAGCTCTATTTCTAGCTTCTACATCATTTACAAGTTTGTTATGGTCTAAATCTTCAATACCTTGATCTACTCTCCAACGCTGTGCAAATGCAGATGGATTATCTAAATACATATTTTCCAACATAGTTATTGTTGGGAGCATATTTTCTATAGTTTGTTTATGTACATTACTAACGCCTTTACCTGTTCTGTAAAAAGGAATTTGACCTAGTGCTGCTAAAGTTAATCCTTTATCTGTTTGTAACATATACTTCATTTCAGGTGCTTTATCAAGATATTCCATTCCTGGTTTAATATAGTCTGAAAAGCCCATACTTTTATACCAAGTACCTAAATCAAAATCTTTATTTAAAAGATCTTCTTTTGACATTTGCATAACATTACCTTGGGCATCTCTATAACCATAAACAGGCTTTCCCGCTTGTTTTAAAGTATATTCATTTTTATTTACAAAATCTCTTGCAGCTGCATCTAGTTTAGCTTTAGCTATAAAAGGATCTTTAGCCATCTTAGTACGTAAGCTAGTTAATTCCCTAGAAGCTCCTTGTGGATTTGCTACAGCATTTTTAGCTATTTTCTCTAATTCAGGAGTATAGGTTTCATCAGCATACTTCTTAACCCATTCAGTCCTTAATCCTACATCTACAGGTAATCCTTTATCAGCATCACTTCTGAATGTATCTAAAGACTTTTGTTTAACGTCTAATGCCTTAGCCATAAAATCCAAAGGCATTTCCTGAAAATCTGATGCTATAGGAGCACCTGTAATATCTATAAATCTGCCCATGTTACTTTGTAGTAGGAACTATTGTTAATTTACCGTTAGCATCAAAGCCTATTTGATAATCTCCTGATTTAAGTAAATCAAGTACTTGATTCTGATATTTATTAGCATGTACATCAGTTGCAAACCTTTGTTGGTTAGCACCTATTACACTATCTAATATCTTATTGTATTGGTTTAATCTGTTATCTCTAAAGGTTTCTTTAGCTAAGTTATTAGCAGCAGTTATTTGTTGGTTTAATTGAGCTTCTTGATTACCTATACCTACATTTTGTGTATCGTATTGTTGTCTAATACCCCCAATAGTACCTGCTAGCTTATTAGCTGCATTACTACCCATAAGTGAAGCATTAGTTAGGTATTGACCTGAAGATGTAGCATTATTCCTTATAATGTCTTTAGTACCTTGTATTTCTCTACGTCCTTCTTGCATAGCCAATCTCTCAGCAGGGTTAGCATTCATTCTGCCAAACTTAACTGAAGGGTTATATATAGGAGGTTTACTTGTAGCTACCATACCTGCTTTAACTAAATTTCCTGCTAAGTTAGTTAAATATCCTGTATTTCCAACTTCTGGGTATGGATTTTGGCTAGTTAAATCATTTTCTCCTGAACTATAAGGCTGTTCATCTCTGCCTGTAACTTGAGTATTAGGAGTATAATAAGGTATTGACTGTATATTAAGAGGAGAGCGATCTGTTAAAAATGGATTTTTTCTTTGATTCATTTTATCTAAAGCACCTTGATTATATGGAGTCATATACCTATTTGTTTTAATAGGTTCTTTTACATCTTCTGATGTTAATATAGGGGGAACTGCCTTTGAGTAATCTGGAGGAAGTATTACGCCAGTAACTTTATAATCTGGATAAGTTTTAACTCGACCATCTTTATAATATGAACCTCCTTTCATTCCAACCTCATAAGGAAAATCTACATCAAATATATTTGCATTTAGCAATGAGCCCTTTTTAGCCAAATCGTAAGTAGCATCATAAGCATTAGGGTCATCTGTAACTTGTCCATAAGGCAGTGGATCATCAGGTAATCCTCCTAAAGCATACATATTACCACCCATTGCATATTGATTAGCAGGATTTTGATATACAGGAGGTTGTTCCATAAAGTTACTCATCAAGCTACCACCATAAGCTGCTTGTTGTTGCCTTAATACAACTTTATTATAATCTTCTAAAGTAGGGTTAAAACCCTCTCTTTTCATACGTTCATTAAATATTACATCATTGCTAGGTTGGTAATTAACATTGTTAATTCCATTATCTACAGCATTAACTATATTATTATATGGACTTCTTCTTATGTTTCCATCATCTCCATAATCATAGTTAGGAAGATTTCCACCCATAGCTAACAGAGTATTCTGACCATTAGTAACATTCATAGATTGGCTTATGGGGCCCATAAAACTTCCACCATTAGACATAATCTTTCCACCACAAGCCATTGCTTTCTGCATATACTTAGTAGACATTTCATCTTTTTGAGCTTCTTGTTGCATAGCTAACCTATCTAAATCCATCTGTTTAGCTTCTTTAGAAAGTTTATCATCAGGACGTAACCTGTATTTAGTGTCTACAGATTTAGATAGTTGTGCATAAGTCTTTTTACTTCCTTTAGGTTTTAACCTATCAGAAAATACAAAGTCATTATTTATAGTTTCACCCTGCTCTACTAAAGCATTAGGGCCTATAGGTACACCGCCTAAAGCATTTTGTTCGTGTGTACCACCTTCATTGATGTGCATTAGCCCACCTTGTGCCATTTTCATACTTGCTGCCATATTTGCCATTTCTTGTTCTCCATTACTGCCTATGTTACCTCCACCTGAAGGTATTAAACCTGTTAAACTACTTAATCCAGAAATAGCATTACCTATTCCTTGTGTATTTTCATTTATATTTCCTACGCCTTGACCTAAGCCTTTAACTCCTTGGCTTATAGCAGTCATACCACTTGCAGGATTTACTGCTGCACCTATTGCAGCTCCTCCTATATTACCAAAGCCATGAATCATATCTTGCTGTCTCACTTGAGAAGCATCAGAACCACCTATCTTCTGTAATCCTTTGTATGCTGCATCAGTAAGTTTATCTGTAGCACCCATACTTAAAGTATCTAATGTACCTTCTAGTACACCAAAAGCACCTGCACCTATATCTTTCCATACTGAGCCATCAGGAGCATCACTACCCATTCTCATTTTACCTTGATTAAGCTGTTGAGCTTGGTTCATTCTACCGCCCATTGCATAAGGCATTCCTGTAGCTTTTTTATAACCTACAGAAGATATATAGTCTGCATACTGTTTAGGAATTTTTATATCTTCATTTTTAGGATTCATTACAGAAGGATACATATATGTTTGTCCTTTATCATCTTCTCCATATTCCATTTTATGGCTCATTGTAGAACCAAAGTTATCAGGATCAGGTGAAGTAAACATATTAGAGTTGGGATAATCTCCTACAGCATAAGCTCTTTGAACAAAATCTTTATCTCTATTTCTGTTCATAATAACTTTAGAAATTAAATCTCCTTCTAAAGGATTAATTGGGCCACCATCTGCATACTTAGCTTTAATTTTACGTTCTTGTTTAAGCATCTCTTTAGTAGGTTCTTTACCTGAACCTTTGTTAGCTCTTATGTTATTCCAAAGAGAATTTTTTACTCCTAGTTTATTTAACTTACCACCTAACCCATATTGATCAAGTTCATCTGTAGAAATTTCTCTAACTTCTCCCGTTCTTTTATTTCTTATTTTCATAGCTGATCTAGTTTATATTTCAACATGTTTCCAAGTTTTACCTCTTTTTATATCTTTTACAGAGTAGTAGCTTAAATTTAAACAGTCTGAGATTTGTTTTGCAGAAATCCCTTCTTTTATTTTTAACTTTATTTTTTTAACATCTTCTTCTGTAATTTTTGCCATTTTATGAGAAGAACCTTTTTTCCAATTTTTTGATAATTCTTTTAAATGATTATTTCTATACTCTTCGCTACCCCACTTTTCTTTTTGCGAAATAGACTTTTTGAGTTTTACTTCTTCGCTTCTTTTTACTCCTAAATTACTTCCAGCCTTTTTACTGATGTTATATTTAGGGGTTAAAGTATCTAAATAATGTTGCTCACAAATTAATATATTATCAATATTACATTTTTCAATTATTTCAAAACTAAAGTTTTCTTCACCATACTTATTTACTGCTCTTACTAATTTTACACAAGTGTTTCTATTTTTACGCATATCATAGAGGTGTGTATAGTATCTTTTAACAAGGTTTTGTGTACTTCCTATATAAAAATCCCCATTAAGTAAGTTTTTTATTTTATATATTAATGCACCTTTACTTTTATTTTTAAAGTATTTAATTTTATCCTCAGTACTTATGTTTAAAACCATTTGTAAAATATTTAATTATTCAATTATTTCCCATTCATCTTCTAAATCCCACAAGCCCCGTTTAGAATATGAGCCATCTTTACGTTTAATCATTCCACCCATAGCATAATCAGTATTTTCTAGTTTAGTACCTCCTTGTACAGAGCTACCCATAATTGCATTATATTCATCTGCCATTATATCTCTCCTCTTACCATCTTCCATTACATAACCTACAGATAGACCTTGATTATCTCTGTTTTGGTGTCCAGAATATAACTGAATATCATCGTATGGTAAAGGATTAACTGGAGATTGAGGAGTAGGTAAGTATCTATTTACAACATATTTATTATACGGATTATTGTCTTTAGGGTTATACTGTACAGAAGGTATGTTTAGTTTCTCTTGACGTGGGGAGGCACTTATTCCATATACAGTGGGGCTACTTCTATATTTTAATACGTCATTAATATCTCCAGTATACTCATAAGGTTGAGTAGGTTCTGCCCATACGGGATTTCCCCCATGCCTTGGTTTTCCTTTTACTAAGACTTCTCCTGTATAAACATCAATTGGTGCTATACTTTCGTGAGATAAGTCAGGAGTTGTCCAATAGCCTGTTTGAGTTTTTCCTTTAAAGTTTAAATTTTCATAAGCATCTATTAAAGGAGCTTCCGCAGGATTTGCTTTTAAATACTCGCTTTTAGATTTATACGGGCTAACCATACCCTTTTTTGGACTAAACGAAATTAATTGTTCATTTTTTGTTTTATTTTTAAATCTATTTTTATAATCAATATCAAGGGCAGTTAAATCTTTTGGAGCTACTGGCGGGTTATATTTTAGTTGCTCTAAGTAAGCATTATGTAAATTTGAGCTATCTAAATAAGCATGTAAATTAAGGTTAGTAGGATCACTAACTTTAATAGCAGGTTTCTTTTTACCTTTTATTGGCCCACCATCAGCTTTTATTTTAGTATACTTTCCCATTAATGGTAAGATTTAGTAATTTGTGTATTAATATCATGTAAAACTAATCTATGTTGAGGATTGTTAAATGTAAGTGTTACTTTAACATACTTATCACGTAGATATGGTTTTATCTTTACATTGTTATAAGGAGGAGTGTAATCCTTTATATGAGATACTCTCCAAGTTCTTTCTCTTCGCTTTAACGTAGAATCTGTTAAAGGGTTCAAAGAATTAAAGGTAGATTGATAATCATTCTCCATTTTTATTGAAGTAACTGATTCTAGTGGTAAGTTTACTCCAGCGTTATTAAATACTTCTGACCAAAACTCTAATGTATCTACCCTTGCTGTAAGTAAGTTAGTTTCATCAGGAAACTTACAAATGAATGTAACAGAAGCTGGATAATAACTACCATAATACTCAAGGAAATTACCTTGCGAATGTACATATACTTTATCTAAAGCATTGTTAGTTGAAAGTAATCTTTTACCTGTATTCAAATATAAGTTAGGAGTAAAAGGTTCATGTTTCTCAAAAGCCTGTAATAAACTATTGTATACAGTTGTAAACTTCTTGTCTATTTTACCTGCACCATCATCTACCTTATTTAAGAAAGTCATAAAGCATCTATTGTATTTAGTATCATATACTCCATGTATACCTATACCTAATAGTACTTGGTCTGTTTGTAGTATAGGCCCATATACATTCTCTCTGAAGAAAGCTGATAATCCTTCTACATCTGAAGCAGGGCTTAGGTTTTCTTGGAGGATCATATATTTTACTATCCTTGCATCAAATGAATGTACTGATTCTGGAGTTACAACTATAGAATGTTGGTGTATAGAACCTGATTCAATAGATATGTATTGATACCTAGTCAATATGTCACCTGTACCTATTTGAGCTGCCAATGTGTCAGTAGTTCTTAGTGCAGAGTTTTCTTCTGATTGTACCCAACCTACAGCTCTATCTTGATAAGCTATAAGCCTATCTTTGAAGTTTACTATCTTATTTATCTGTCCGTATGTACCTTCTAAGTCTTTATAATCATTTACCCTGAATATTCTCCAAGAGTCTATTACTTCACTATCTAACTTGTTTTGTGAAACCCATACTCTATGAGGCTGTTCTTCATCAAAATTTACATTAAAAGGTTCTGGCACAAACTTCTTTGCATTATTCTTTTGGTCGTAAGATAAGTTAAATAAATTCTCATCAAACTGAAATGATGCAAAATCATCTATATTATTCTGTTGTCTAACTTGATCTGATGCCCAGTATTTACCATACCTCATATCTCCATTAATAGGAGCTTCACAAGGATATATAACTGAAGCTTGTTTGTAGTTATCTATTTCTACATATATATTACCTAAGCCTGATCCTACCCCACCTCTGCTTGCTACTCCATGATCATCTATCCAAGGAAAAGCAAAATACACACTTGAGTACATTCCTATCCAAGTATCTCCAAACTGTCTAAATGTTTGATTTGCAGGATTTGAAGCACTAATAGGTATAAAATTACCAAAGGCTATATACTCATTATTATATCTGTTAGCTCTCCAAGGCCCTCCATACTGTCCTATATTAAAAGTACAATATTGTATTAACCTGTAATTACACTGAGGTACGCCTTCATTGTCTATAGTATAAGTTATATTATTAAAAGAAGTAAAAGGTAATGCATCTACATCTGTAACATTACTACCATTAAAAGTAGTGTTGTATTGTACTGTATTAGCTATTTGTCCTGTAACAATAAATTCAGAAGTTTGCCCTAATCCTGATATGCCTCCATCTATTCCTAGATTTCCCGTTCTTAATACTACATTGTGAAAATCGTAGTTCATAACAGAAGAAGCTACACTTTGCAGTACAATGGAATCTATACCTACATTTTGGCGTGCTTCTATAGAATTACGTATTTGTTTAAAAGGTATTGTAGAAAAATTATATTTTAGCCAATAACCAAAACAATCTAATAGCCCTGAGCCTCCACCTGGATTTTGTGCAAAGTACTGAGATTCATAAGCTCTAAAGCCTTCATGTAGTTTTATAAATGTAGCACTTGTAAGAGGTATTTGAGCATCAGCCATAGGAGATTTAATAACCCCTATTCTGTTAGGTTGATTATTTGAGCCTAATTGTAAAGGCCAAAAATTACTTCTTATGTAAGAAATACCATTATCATTATCTTGTTCTTGATTAGGATAAGGTGTCCATGAAGTAACAGTTGTGTTGTTTTTATATACTCCTAATACGTAAGAACTAGTAAGTTCACCATTAACTTTTAGTTCGTTATTGGTTGTATCCATTTGTAGTACAGGTAAATGTAAGCCTGTACCAAACCTAGTTTTATTCTCGTCAGTTCTTTCTACATAAACTATCTGAAATGCAGTAATATCATCAGGTAAATTCTCAGTTTTTATTGTAAATTCTAACCCTATACTACGAACCTGTAAATAGTTTACATTGTCTGTAAGATTATTTAAAGCCAGATTATAGTTAAAAGGATTAGCACTTGGGTCTACTGTATTATATTCTACAGCTTCAGGAGTACGTATATCTCCCATCCAATTTACAAAAGAAGTTTCTCCTTTCTTATTTAAAGTCCTTATACCAACTCTATATGTTTCACCTCTTTGTAAAGTAAGGTATATAGATTCACGTGAGCTTGATTTTAAGTTAGCAAAACCTTGTTGTAAATAATCTTGCCCTGTTATACCTAAGTTTACAGAACTTGTATTATTACCTGCTGGTACATTAATAAAGTCTGTACCACGTGGTGAATATACAGGGCCTGAACCATTTGTACCTTCGTTTTGGGCTAAACTTCCTGTTACTACCCAATCACAAGACATATCTTCTTTTACAAACTTATAACTTACATTTGGCCCTGAGCCTCCTAAAGTTAATCCATCTGCTTGAAACTTAAACTGATAGATATTATCCCAAACAGATACATCACCTGTTGGGAATAACCCATATACAGTACCTGATTCATCATTATAAGCATTTACTAAGTCTTCTGAATCAGAAATATCTTGAGGTGTAATGTTTGTACCATTAACATTGTATATCTTATAACTGGTATTTATAAGTTTATACCTACCATCTTGTGACCATACTTTAGCTACTTGAGGAGCTTCATCTGTAAAATTGTATGGAGCCTTACCTGAGTATCTGTAAACTCTCGCATCAAAATCTAATGCATAGTTTTTTGTAGTAGTATTTGCTGCATACAGTCTGTTGTATTTGTAAGTTATTGATTTACAAGTATCAAACTGTATGTTAGGATTTATTACTTCTTCTAAAGATAGTGCTGTGTCTGATTCATTACCTGAATGTACAAAGAACATCTTCTTTGAAGTAATGTTAAACTCATTAAATTTATAGAACTCTGGTATGTTGTTATTTTGGTATATTACATAACATACTTTTATTATAGAGTATCTTTGGTCAATGTTGTTTATATAAAACCTTACTGACTTAGTACTGTTAGTACCTGATATAGCTCCTTTATATTGTTGTGAACTTTCTGCATACGTACTATCTGTAAGCATTATAAGGTTACTTATATCAGAATATGGGGATAATGCTCCATCAGTAGATTGCAATTGATAAAAGTACCCTATTTTACCTACAGGAATATTACCTGTATTTGGTATAATACTATCTAATATAGGTACAGATAATGCTACATCTGCTTTCCAATCTAGTAACCCAGGAGGAGTTGTAAAGCTGTTCTCCAATGCAAAATTAAATGCCCTTGGGTAATTGTAATTGTCCGTCCAATAGAATCTTTGAGCTTGTGTATTTTCATACCTTCCCTCAATTTCCCTATATATTTCATGTTGTAAAGATAAATTTAATCTGTCATTATAGTATAAATGGTCTACACAATTTAGTGCTGTACCATTTGGTGATACTACTGTATCTGTAACTTCATTATAATCTAGTTTCCATATTTGTGATATGTTACCATCACTATCTGTAAAAGGAGCTACATTAGTTTTCTTTGTAGTTAATATACCTATTGAATCTCTTATTTGCTTCCAACCTACAATAGCTAAATCAGTTTGAGCTGATATATGTAAAGCTAGTGTAAGTGGGCCTCCACTATTAAACATAGTAGAAGATATAACAGGATTTTGTGTAGTACCTATTACATAGATAAAATCTAAGCCTAATTGTATTTTAAAACCATCTTGTACAAAAGATTGCATTTGTGAGAATAGTTCATCTATTGTAGTTGCAGTAGATAAAGTTATTCCTACACCTTGTTGGTTTATGTCTAAATTATATCCTGATGCTTCTGTAGGCAATCTACGTATGGTAATCTTATAAATAGCAAATGTATCAGGTATCTCAAAAGAATACTTGTTTCCTTTTGGAGTTTCTAAAGCTAAAGTAGATAATCCAAGTTCAGTTACTATGTTAAAACCTAAGTTTTCTAGTAATGTATTGTTTGCTGTTTTACCCTTACTTAAGTCTTTATTTAATCCTTTGTCAAATGTATTTCTAATGTATTCTCCCATTATAATAATCTACTTACAGGGTTATTTAATGCAACACTTCTTGGTTGGTTCCAAATCTGTTGAGGAGTTTGTAGGTGGCCAAAGAATGAATTATGCTCAAAGAATCTTGGAAGTAGTTTAACACGAGAGTTCTTTAAAGATTCCCATTCATCCATTGATTGAGGCATTTTAGCTTCAGCACGTGCTTTTCTAAACCATAACTGATGGTTAGCTTGGAAATAACTTAATTTAGTTTCTGTGTATTTATCAGTTAGAAATAAGTTAAAAGCAATCTTTTCAGCACAAAACCATTTAAGGTATTCTATTACTGATTGTGTATCAGGTACTAAAGGTAACCCATTCTCATCTAAAGGTACAGCTCTGTATGCCATACATACTTTACCTTCTTTGAAAGAAGTAAATATGTAGTTGTTGTTTACTGTATAAGTAAGGTCAGAATTAGCTCTTACATCTAAGTCACAATTATGGTAACCTTTGAAGAATGTATGTGTAGCCCAACGCATTGGGTGTAGAGTTAATGTAGTACAAGGTGAATCTTTACAACAACCTTGACATCTTTGGTCTGAACCTATATGGCAGTTACAATCTGTAAACTGATTACATAATGCAGAACCATCTCCAAGAGTACATTCAGTACCTGTTTCTATATCATAGTAAGCTATACCTGATAAAACGTAAGGAGGATTAAAAGGGCTTCTTCTTTCTTCAGCTCTTGCTGTTTGAGTTATAGAAATAAGGTCATAAGGTAATTCTCCTCTACCATCAACTATATCTATCAGAGGTAAATGTCCTAAAGCTAGGTTACCATCTGTTAGTTTATCTACATAATACCTTGGTTGTTTTAACCTGCGTAAGCCATCACCAATCCATTGTACCACATCAGCTACTTGTAGTTGGTAGTCATAAGATTTAAAATCACGGAAAAGCTCATTCATTATATATGATGAGCTTACATATTTACCATTATACATCTTCTAAATAGTCTAATTGTGGATTTTTCTCTTTCATAAATGCTATGTAACGTTGAAATCCTCTGGAAGGTTTGAATTTATACAAAGTTTTATTCCTGTAATGATGGTAAGAGGTATCCCATTTTATCTTGTAAATATACTCATCTGTATGTACATTGTCATGAAACACTAAAGAACCTTTCTGTTTTGTTTCTTTCCAGTTTACACTTCTTTTCTTGAAGATTTTACCACTAGGAAATTCCATTACTCTGTTTTTCTTCTTTGTTACATATATATTACCTAACCCATAAGGCATAGGAAACATACTTGCAGAGTGAACTATTGTATGTATTATGTCCTGCATTAAGCCAAACTCTTTACATACTTCTTTAGTTCTCCAATCATACATAGAATCTCCATTACCATATAAAAAGTTGTTATACTCTTCATACGATAGTGGAGATTTAGATTTTTGCTTGTAATAACTATAGTGGTCTTTATTGAGTATTCTCATTTGGGTTTATTGGTGAGCCTACTTTGGCATTACTTAAGCTAAGGTCTTGTGGTGAAGATAGTTTAATTTTAAACTCATTTGCTAAAATATCATTCTTCATATAGTTCCAAATTCTTTCATCCAGAGGATATGCAGTATCTGGGCCCCAACAAGGTTTATTAGAACAATCACTAAATTTACCTGCTTCAGAAGGATACCTAAATACAGCCCTCATAGAAATCTTTTCTATTAAGCTGTAGTTAAACTTGTCTTTACACCACAAATAAATTCTGTTATTATAGTAGAAAGCTCCTATTCTATTTTTCTCATATCTACCTTCACCAAAGTACTCTAGGTTCTCGTATTTTATAAGTTGAAAAGGAATGTTGTATATACCTACAGGGCTTACTTTAGCTATTAGTTCTCCATCAGTTAAAGAAATTATTCCTGGAATTTCTTCTTTTGTACGAAGTATATCACAACCTACAATGGTAGAACAACATTCTGCAATATCTACTGTTTCTATATCTAAACAAGATAGTGTCTGATAGTACACATTAGGTACTACTTTATTGAATTTATTAAATTCAAGTTCAAACCATTTTACTCTGTATTCTTCTATATACTGATCTAGTAACCTATAAGTCAGGGTAGAGTCATCTGAGTATTGATTTATGGATTCTAATAGCCCAAAACGGAGCTTCTCTAATGTTAGCATGATTTAAAATATATGTTCGTTCTCATAAATACTTGTACTATACTTATCTACTATCTCGTAGTTATAACCACATTTATTTACCATAAAGTTAGTTTGTACCCACTTGCTACTACCATATAAAGATAAAACATTCTTGTAACGGAATATCTTTGCAGGTTGTTTAGCAGATAAGTGTAAATCTCCTTTTACTAAATGTATTGCAGGTGTTTGTATTTTATGGTAGTGTATGTAAGCATTAATATAATTCTCTGTTTTTTCATTTAGTATTGCTGGTAATCCAAACTTCATATCCTTATCATCTTTACCATGAGTAAACATAAAAGTATGTTGACCATATTGTAAGTGGTCTATAAACCTAGTTACAATAGTCCTCTTTATATCAGGGTATTTAAGAGATAAGTAGATGTCTAGTAATCTGTTAGCTGCGTAACCAAATGAACCACTATGGTTACAGTTTGTACAAGCAACATATTCTATTCTTTTAGCTGCATTCATAGATACTATAGTATCAAATAAATCTTTATGGGCTTCAAAGAATGTATCTAGCTGTTCATTGTTATCTAAGTTCTGAGGTAATTCATGCCCACCTCTTGTAGTTTGTTTATTATAACCATCAAGAGCATCTCCTAAGTTTACTATGTATAATGCATCAAATACACCAAAGAACTCTTTATTCTGTTTTATGGTAACTAAGGTATGTTGTAGCCTTTCTTTAAATACATTAGCATCATAATGGTTAGGAAACAAGCTGTTATTAGAAGTTTTGGCTCCTATGTGTAAATCAGCTAAATAAATAAATAATGCTTTTCTATTATCCTTTTCTTCTATCTTTATTCTTACTGGACAAATCTTATCTTTAAATGCTGTTTTAATGCTTTCTAATGCATCATCTATTGATGTGAGGCCCAATGTTTCATGCCAACTTCTTTTAGTTGATATAGTGAATCTTTGGTTTTCACCCTGATCCCAAAACTTTACTTTGTCTACAGCACTGATAGGTAATTCTAAATAATCAAGCTTCTCTTGAAGAGGAGTTTTTTTAGACCTGGCTAGGATTACATTTTCTATTGTAGCTCCTAGTTTTTTGGCAAGTCTTTCTGTATTAAGCTTTCTTAAAGAAGAATCTTCAAGTAAAGCCTGTTTAATTTGTTCTACAGTCATTTGGTTATTTTTGAAGTTTAAATGCTTTTTTCACACCAAAGGTAATACTTTTTCCTGAAAAATCATATTGTGCTTCATACACCATACCTTTTGGAGTAATTATACCTGCATTTATTCCTGCTACAAAAGTATTCTTATTACCACCAATAGCTCCTCCCACAGTTAAAGACAGGGGTTGTTTATATACAGTTCTTGTTTTGTATATAGTTATAGAGTCTGTCTTAGTTATTACAGGATACTTATAAGTATAATCTAGTTTAAGAGAATCTAAAGTACCTGTTACTCTTGCTACTATTTTACCTGTAATCAAACTGTCTTGTACTATCTGAGTGTATCTATTTACTTTTAAATCTAAGCAAGTATCCTTATATTCTTTAATAAGTTCAGGTTCTGCTATTTGTACATACCTAGTTTTAGTAACTGTTTTATATACAGTGTCTACTGTAGATTTTCTTATTATAGAATCTACTACAGTCCTATCTAAGTATTGTATCTTAGGTTTATTACAATACTCCAATCTTAGTAGTAAAAATACTATTATTATTGAAAGTACTGCAATTACTTTATTCTTTACGCTCCAAGTCTTTAGGTTGTTCCACAACTTCTCCAAACGTGATATTACCTTGTTTTTCAAGCTCATTTGTTATATGTATAAATTGGTTTATAGCATTGTAAATATCTCCCCAATTAGGGTCTTTTAATTTTAAGAATGGCTCTATCTGAGCATTAATTACTTGTTGTTTTGTTGCTTTCATATTTTAGTAAGCTTTTTACCCTACAAATGTATAACTTTTTTGCCCAGAAATTGCACTAAAAATTCCTGTTGTATAAGGCTGTCCAAAATCCCAATAGCCCATACCCTTTGTATTTACATTAGTTGTTGTTGAGAAGTCATCAAAATTTATCCAACCAAAAGTACCATCACAGTCTACATAAAACTCCAATATACAATCCTGTGCTACGGCTACTGTTGTTCCTGTTAGTGTTTCCCAAGTACCCGCAGCCACAACCATAGTATCTAAGACTGTATTAGAGGCTATGCCCGCAATAGGGTTAATCCTAACCATTAGTCTTGGTTGGTTACCATTGTAAGCCGTACCATCAGCTAAGGTAGATTTTCTTACTTCTACTGATACAGTACAAGTTTGACCATTTGATACTGCCACTTTAAAGGGCTTGGCATACAATTTAAAAGAGGCTGATGTTGGTGTTAATCGTACTGATGGACTTGCTGTATTAAATATTACCGTATCAGTTTGTACTGTTCCGTTTCTGGTATAAGCCTTGTTTACCCCCGCTACGTTTTGATGATTTACAGATGTTACCCCATACCCTTCAAAAGGAAAGTCTAAGGACGATTGTGAGATAATTTCCACAGCCGAAGCAAAGGTGCTGTTTAAAAACATAAGGTTATTCCCCCTATCCTGTGAATTACCATTAATATCGGCTATGGAATGTCCTGAAAAAGCTGTGCTTTGAACAATAATATGGTCGTTGGTATTGGCTGGCCATATACCGTATTGTGCCACTTGGGTAGTACCACCAAAAACCGTTCCTGTTTTAAATAAGATAAGCCCAACAGATGTTCCTTGTAATAGGTTTACCGTAGCGTTTCCAAATAGAGTAAAGGTATCAAACATTAACATTTGCCCCGACTGTAAAATAGCAGGGGTTGTTAGCCCTATTGATGTTGTTCGCCAAACAGTAAGATTAGATATTGTTCCTGCACAGTTTACGTTTATACCCGTACTGCCGCCCCCATAATAAGTCAATCCGCTAAAGGAAACAATTTCCCCAAACGCTTCACTTATTGTAATGCCTGTTGATGTTGCGTTGGTAACTATATTATTGGTAAACGTACCACCAACATCATTTAGTGTAACAGAGCTTCTTATACATACATTTTGACTAACAGTCCACGTTCCAGTAGCTGCTTGCGACATATATACCCCGATAGAGTTGTTGTACGTTACGTTATTGGCAAAGTTGATTGTTCCTATTGTAGCCCCGAAGTGCAAAAAACCATAACCATTTGGGTTGTCATATATTGAGCAGTAGCTTACATCTATACTGCCGCTTGTCCCTACACCTATGGCTGATTTTCCAATAGTTGTGTTACCACAAAAATATATCTCTGTGTAATATAAATAAGACGTGGTATTTATCCCGCTTGGAAAGTTAATGTAGGCTACGTTAGTTGTAGAAGTTCCTATTATCCTTACGTTCCTACGAAGGTTTACTATATCAGCTACCACAGGAGCTACCCCTCCGTGAGCATTAACCAAAGCACTTACTGTCAATGTGGTTGTTACTGCATCTGCCGTACAGGTTATTTTCTCTGCTTGGGTATTGGTTTGTGTAGTCCCCGCAAGCCCTAAAATATCCCCGTTCTTCCAATTCGTAGAAATGTTTGTTGTCAGTGAAGTTGCTAAAGCAGCAGCATTAGCATTTAGTTTAGCTGATACTGTTTTGGTAGCCCCGTAGGTTTGCAAAGTACCGTAGACAATCATTCCAAACTGCCCTGATGAGGCGCATACAAACTCTAAAATTGCACTTGATGTAGAAGGCATGGGTGTTCCCAATGTACCCATACTCATTAATCCTGCTATCCCTATATTTAAGTTGCCTGCAAGTTTAAGGTAGTAGTTTGTGGCGGCTGTTGTTCCCCAAGCAAAAGTACCCTTAGCCCCTACAAAAAAGTTAGCAAAGGTTGTGGTGGCTGTATTATTATTGGTTACAGTAAATGAATTGCTTGTTCCTACTCCTGTATATTCCCCAGTAACTATTAAGGTATCCGTAGCTGCGGGTGTTCCTGCTGTAGTTGTTACTATGCCTCTATTCCAAGCATTAGCCGCAGCCCTCCAAGCCCAAACTGAAGCTCCTCCTGAATTAACCAAAAGCCTTACAGCATAGTTCTGTCCCACAACCAATAAAATAGGTGCTGAAAACTTTAAATAGTGCCAAGAGCCTCCCGCAAAAGGAGAGGGAAAGTTTATTAGTGCAGTATCTAAATCAGATACATTTATTGTGGTACTTGCTACTACTGTTGCGGTAGTTACGTTAAATAATTGAGCTGTTACAGTAGTTGCAGCTATCTGTCCTGCTGTGCCTTGAATAAGACCAAACTTAACCAATACGCCATCTACTGTTTCTACCCCTGCTGTGTAATTCGGAGCTGCTACTGCTGTAGTAGTAAGAAGTTGTACAGATGTTTCGGTATTCTCATACCCCTGCACAACTTCCCAATTAGCTGCTGTAAAATTACCTGTACCTATGTTTTTATATACTGCCATCTGGTACGTCTATAAATAATTCGTCTAAAGTCCAATCTATGTTTTTTACCGCATTGAAGGTATTAGTAGCCTCTATTGTAGCATCATCACCATCATTAATGGTAAATGGAAAGCGTTCCCTTGTTTCCCCCTGATTGTTTGTTATCAGGTAGTCCCATTGCTTAGTTTCGTTTTGGAATAAAGGGTTTATAAGGCGTACTATCATACAATTCCTGTAATTGAAAGAGTTATACGTGTTACTGTACTTGCGCTATCAACATTAAACCTGATAATATCACCCGCAGCAACAGCTGTAGTCCACGTTGTAAGGTTTGTATCTTGGTTTTTAATAACAGATGATAATGTTGGTTTTTCGCTGCCTGTAATTGTATCAGCTACTGTTGGTGGGTAGTTAGCGTAGGTATCTTTCCATAAATCAATTACTATACTACCTACCTGGTCAGCTATTAAAGTCCAAGAAGTAATAGTCATAGCAAAGGGTATAACTACATCTCCTGCAATACCTGTGGTAATTGGTGTACCACCTCCGTCAATTACTATACCAAAAGATTTGGTAGATAGTGTGCTGTATTGAGTAGAGGTTAATACACCCCTATTTGTTGCACTCGCCGTTGGGACATTTAGGGTTATTACAGGGGTTGTTGTAGGATTGGCTACCGTAGAACTTAAATCTGTCCCCGTTGTGCCTAAAGTTAAAGCTGCTACGTTTGTAACTGTTCCGCTTGGGATGGTTGGAAATACTTGTAAAGCTCCAGTACCATCAATATAATCTGTAATAGCTCCATTAAATCCTAAATCTATTGTGCCTGCTGTAGTTATAGGATTACCTGTAATGGTAATAGCTCCCGCATTAGTAGTTATATCTACTGATGTAACTGTTCCTGTTCCTCCTGTACTAGTAGCTCCTTTAAAAATCCAAGTAGAACCATCTGAGTAATAAAATCCTGCTGGTTTAAAGGGGTAAGTTCTTCCCTGACCTTTTGTAGATCCATTGACAATAAATACAAGCTTATCTTTATATAAACTTGCAGGTGCTTGTACTATTAAAAAGCTATAATTGTCAAATTGGGTTTCCATTACATGAATCTAGCTACAGTATATAACTGTGATTTAAGCCTTCTTTTTCTTGCTACTTTATTACCTTCTCTTGTTGCTTGTCCATAATTATCATCAGAAGTATTACCTTCTTGTGTAATTACAGTATTGCCTTTATCTTCATATATAAAACCTACGTGTGCAGCTCTTTTTAAGTTTGCGAAGTATATGCTAAATACATCTCCCATAGTAAAAGGAACCAAAGGTTTTCCTTTTTTCCATATTACAAACTTATTATTAGCCCAAGAAGGTGACCAACCTGATACTATGTAATCTACTTTATAACCTCTTTTAGCTAAGTATTGTAGATTATAAGAAGTATAAGCAGCACACCAAGCATCTCCTTTTACTCTGTTTACAGAACGAAGAAAAGCCTCAACTTGAGGCCCATCATTTTTTCCAGTTAATTCTCTTATGTTTAGTTGAGTAGTAAATAAACTATCTAATACTTCATAAACATTCTTTTTAGGTTCTACTTTAGGTATTACAACTTTATTAGAATCTAAGTTAAAAGAGCTAAGGTTATTAGCAAGAACATTAGAATGTATTTGGAGACCACAAAGAAGGATAATAAGGTAATTTGCCATACAGGTAATTTAGTATAATCTAATTCTAAAAATGTTTTATATAAATTAGGGTGGTTTAATTTAAAACCAATATACGCTAAACAGTTTAATGTTAATCCTATAATTGCTACAAGTACTACTGTTTGTACTACTCCCCAATCCCAACTAGCTGCTGTTGGGTCTACCATATACAATAAATGAGGGCTGTAATAAAAACTTACTAAAACTAAAGGTAATCCAAATATTTCAGGAAACTGTCTTACAATTTCTTTAGCTTTCATTACTTGTTCTACTAACCACCAACTAGCTTTTTCTTTTCTGCTCATTTTTGTATTTTTTAATATAAGCTTTAAACTCATCAATAGCCCATTTACCTATTCCACCAAATATTCCACCAACAATAGCATATAGAGCGACAAGTAGCACTTTCTGTAAAATTGTTTCTAGGTTAATTTCTTGTTCTTGGGTAACAACATGTTTAACTCCTGCACCTATTCCTACTGTAGCACCACAGAGTCTTTCAAAGTTTTCGTGAATATATATACTTATTTCGTCAAGCAAATGTTTCATTACATCAATTATTTTTGGTTAGACTGCTGTTACTGTTAGTGTACCTCCATTAGCTACAGTAACTCTGTATCTAGTAGCATCAGGACTTTCTAATATAAGACCATTGGCATCTCCTACCACTTCTACATCTCCTGTATCTACTGTTAATTTAGATGCAGGGCTTGCTGTGCCTATACCTACGTTTCCATCACCGCTTGTGTTTTGAAGTGTTATATCGCCATTACTCCTCCATTGATTTTCTACGTTGCTACGTGCCACAAAAAACGAGTAATCGTCATTCAACGTGTGTGAAAAATTAAGTCCATACAAGCCACCAACAAGAAAATCAACTAAACTATCTTCTGCGGCGGTATTACCTGTATAACGAAAACCAACATCATCAAACAAAGAATTTTTTTGCACTTTAAAAATTGATGCAGTTGTACCAACCGTACCATCTACATAGAATAATTCAGTCGGTGTAGTTGTACCTATACCTACATTACCACTTACACCTCCAGTAGCTGTTATTGCATTGATTGTTGTATTTGCCGTAGAAGCTATACCTATTTCTCCATTTGGATAAACATGAATATCTGATATCCCTGTTCCTGATGCTGATAATAGTATTTCAGCTAAACTTACTATTGTTTCATTATAAACACCTGTTCCTACATCTTCTGTTAATATAGTTACATCTCCTGTAGTTACTTTAACACCTGTTACAAGTACATCAGATACATATATTTTTTGATTTATAGCATCTGTACTCCATTGAAGAATGCTATAACTTCCTGATGGATTTAAAACATCAGTTGTACTTAAAGCCCCACCATTTTCATCAAACCCTAATCTTGCAACATTATTAGTTCTAAAGGTAAGAGGCTCATCATCTTCTGTACCAATAAAGTCATTAGTATAGTCAGTACCCTTATTGCCTTTTGTTAGCCAAGAACCAGCACTTGAAGGTATTACACCTAAAGATACAAGAGCATTGATATAATCTGTAGAACTAGTAACCCATTCTTGTTCAGTTCTTGGATCTCTTAGAATTATCTGTACATCTGAACCTATAGTTTCTATAGTATTTTGGGTTTGTGCCTGGGTTACTCCATTCCATTTAATGCCTGACTTATTTCCCATTATACGTAATAAGTTATTTTGATTGAACTTGTACCACCTGTAACTTCAATTATTGAAAACTTAGATATTGCTACTGAACCTACTATTTCTAGTATTTGAGCATTAGCCAATAAATGTCCTACAGTTGTAGTTGCTGTAGTTCCATCTAAAGTGTATCTAAGTGTTACACCTGTTTCTACAGTAATATGAGCTGCTACAGCTCCTTCAGGTATATCAGGTAAGCTTTTTGCTGTTCCTGTTACTGTTAAAGATTTATATAATGTTGGTACTAGTTGTTTACCTAGTAGTGTGATTAGTGATACTAATCCTTGTGAGTTACCTCCTAGCTGCAATTGCATTCTCCTGTTAGTTTTTTAGCGTGATTAATAATTGCACATACTTGTTCTTGCGTTATGCAATTCCATATATCTAATATATGTTCATACGAATCTTCCATATTTGTAGTTACAGTAATATCTTCAGATTCTGTTACAGTTGTAGTAGTACCAAAACCAAGAGAAGTATCGTAACTATAAATATACAATGCTCCTTGGTGGGTAAATCCTTCAAACGCATAAGTAGTATTTGCTAGTATATCTTGTAAAAAGTAATTTGTTATTTCAAATCTTTGGCCTGTACCACTATATGAAAATGTTTCTGTACCTATAGTAATATCTATAGTTACTGCATCATCATTGTTCTTTGTAAAAATAAAGTTATATGCGTATGTAACTGTAGCGTTAAATGTCTTGTAACAATAAAGTAAAGGAAGATAACTAGCAACTATTCTCATTGCTGTAACCCTCTCTAAACATGTTCTACCAATAGACAATGCCTGTGATTGTTTGTATGCTAAATCAGCAAACTTACATTGGATGTCATTGATATGTATATTTTTACAAGTAGTGGTCATTATGCGTATTTTATTTCATCTATGTATACAGTAGCATGCCAGTAAATAGTTTTATTAGCTTGTCCTGTTACTTGTACTAGTAAAGCATCATTAGTACTATCAGGAGTTAAATCTAAAGCCCAAGTAGATGCTGCTGCATCAGACCCTCTAACAACACTAGAAGTAGTTATAGCTCCTGTATTATCCATATATAAAGGAGAATCTACTAAAGAAACAGTTCCTGAAATATTCTTTATTGTACACCAAGCATCGAATGTAGCTACATCTCCTACAGTACCACTAATTCCACCTTGTTGTACTCCTGTTACTTTAACATAGCAATTAGCTACTGAATTAGGGGCTATTGAAATAAAACCTGCTAATCCATCTAATAGTAATGTAGTTTTAGTAGCATCAGTAGTTATTATTAAACATTGTACTATAGAGTTTTGTGCTGTTGTATCCGTTGCTGAACCTCCAAAATTACTAGAACTGTGTGCGCTAGAACCTGCTCTAAAAGCATTTGCTGAAGCACCTGTTGCTAGTGTATAATATTGCGAAGCAATATTATCAGCACCTATTGCGGTAGAAGCTGTTCCTGAAGCTATGTTGTTAAATCCCATTGCAATAGAATAATCCGCTGTAGCCTGATTATCAATACCTATAGATGTAGAAACAGTAGCAGTTGCTGTATTATTAACCCCTATTGCAGTAGAGTAAATACTACTTACTGTATTGTTAAGACCTACTCCCGTAGAATAATCTGCTGTAACACTATTGTTATCGCCTGAAGCTAATATGTAATTACCTGTTAGAGTATTATTATTACCTAAATCAGTGTTAAAATCTCCACTAGAAGTAGAGGGAGCACCTAATTTCTTTACAGATTTTACACCTGTTGATTCCCACAATCCTGGTTGGCTATTTAAGAATTGAGCATCCCAAGTAGAACCATTCCATTTAGCTACTACTGTAAAATTACCTGACAAAGCATCACCTGCATCTATGGTAATTCCAAATATAGAGAGGGTATTACTGTTTAAATCTGTAACAGAGTTCCACACAATCCAAAATTCCTGTCCTGCTGTTGTAGCTGTTGCTGTAATAGTTAAGTTACCTATAAGTGTTTGAGAACCTGTAAATTGCTGCCATTTTTTATTTATGTTAGCATTGAAGGTAATTGTGCCACTAGTAGGGGTAGCTTGACTTTCTATACCTTCGTATATTGAAGGTAGATTAGTATTGTCTACTACAAGGGTTACTACCCAAGCAGAAGCTATTGTATCATATACTATGTTTATAAGTAAATCACTATTAGCTTCTTGTTGAGTTAATGTTCTTCCAAAAATAGTAAAGTCAAATCCACCTAAATCTATTGCACCTGTTTTTATCAAGCTAAAGCTTAAATTAGAAGTAGCAGAAGCTGAAGGAGCTATTGTATAGTTAGCTGATAAAGAACCTGTATTATAAAATACATAACAGTTATATAAATCATCTATGTCTAATGTTGTAGTAGCACCTGTAAGAGTAATTTGAGTATATAATGTATTTAAATCCTGTGCCATTATAGTTTTTTATTAGATGTTAATGATTGCCAAACCAATGTATTGTTTACGTCAGAGTCTACTTGAAAATCAAAAGTAAGTGGGTAAGTACCTGGATTATCTAAATCAGAAATAGACTGTACGTTTGTTTTAGAGTAATCATATACTGTTGTCTGACCTTTACCTGAAGTAACATATTGTTTAGCTATAATAGTAAAGCCTGTACTTGAGACTCTGTTTAAAGTAATATCAAATGTAATCCTACAGAGAGGGGAGTAGTTAATAGGGGTAGTCGTAAATATTACAGAACCATCTATTCTAAATCTAAATGCAGTTGTAGGATTTATTGTTATTGGTGTATAGATAAAAGCTTTTATATTTAGCTCATCTTGGTTTGTTGATAGTGCAAATTTAATATAATCTAATGATTGTTGTACACCATTAAATAGCTGCCAAGAACCTGTACCAGCTGTTTCTCCAAAATAGTCATAAATTACTGTCCCACTTTGTGGTGAAGCAACTCCTGCGGGAGATACTTGTTGTCCACTTGCAACTGTTGTACCTGGAGCTGTATTACCTGTTGTACCTGTATTAGTAACTACTATCGATGTAGTAGTTGAACTAACTACAGTATAATAACCTGCATTTTCAATATATATTGATTGGCCTGGTACTGCCCAAGAACCTGTAGAAGGATTACTATTAGATACTGCTAAAGTTACATTAGCCCCTATTGCAGGTACAATAAACTGTGCAGTAGTAGTAGTAAAGGCATTTAATCCATTTACTCCATTTGGGCCTACTATAGAAGGTATAGTTACTTGGTCACACGAACAATTGCAATTTCCTGTACACATTAGCAGCAAGTTTTATTATAAAAATTACAAATCTTTTTAGCTTGTTCCACAAGTTTTTGAGTTTCTGTAAACTTTCCACAAGAGAAGGCAGATTTAGAAGCAGATAGTAAAAAGGCATTAGCCTGTTCTACATTATTAATAAATGTTAGGTCAGTCATTCTGTTAGGAATTTCTGCTAACAATTTGTCTACACAACAACGTGTTTGACAAAATAAATACGTTTTATAAGATGAAGTGTATGTATCACTACCATCTACTATAGTATAAGTAAAAGTATAAATACCATCAGGTAGTTTACCTGTAGTACCTAAGTCAGTAGCACTGTATGTGCCTAAATTAAATATACTTTGATAGTTTAATATAGTTGCAGAAGTAACTGAAGCAGTTACATCTAAATCTACAGCAGTAGTTGTATTAGGTAATAATACACTTACTGTAGCAGAAGTAATAGTTGAGTTGGTAGGATTACTACCCCCATTCCATCCATCTGGATTGAGGGTAGAATCATACAAACCTCTTGAATCAGTCAGAAGTACGTCTGAGCAGTGATTCTTTTCACATATACTCAGGCTTGGAGTATATGCCATTATATATGGTTAGGGTCAACTGGGTTGTTAGTAATTTGTACAAAATTAGCAGGTACAAACGCATTTAACACATCTACTACGCTAGTAGGATCTCCTAAAATGTTAGTATCAAAAGTATTAGCTACGTTACCATCTAAAGCACAAGCAATCTCAATGTTAGCTACAAAGAAGTTAGGAGTTAACTCACCATTAGTACCACGAGCAACTCTAGTACCAATATTTATTGTTGAGTAATCTTGTCCTGTTACTGTAGTAGTAAGAGGCTTGTCGTATGGGTATATTGCATAACCATAGAAATCACCTGCATTACGAGAGCTATCAGCTTGTTGAGTAGTAATAAGAGCATAAGTACCATGACCATAAGTTGCAATTGCTGTAGTACTTACAGTAGTTGAGCTTGCTGCACCTTGTGAGTTAGAAATACCTACATTGAATTGAACTTTGTCTACTGGACGTGAGTCAAGTACAAATGGTTGTTCAATACCTGTTAGTTTGATACCCATATCACCTGCTGCAAGAGCTACCGCTGTAATAACCTCTACATCTGCTACTAAAAGAGTAACATCAGCACCTTGCCAAGGAAAATCTAGAGTTACAGTATTAGTGCCTGTTGCTAAAGCATCTACACGATAAACAGGGTCATTAACTGAAGGAGTACCATCAACTGCTACACGTAGGTAAGAACCTACTGGTGTGTTAGAAGGGTCAGTACCTACATAAGTTACAGTTTTTGAGCCTTGGCTAAAGGTGTAAGAAGTAGGAGCGCCAGTTATAGCAGCAGAAGCTGCGCTAGATACACGTTCTGCAAGAATTACAGGAAGGTTAAAGAAGGCTAGTTGCCTAATAAGGTTGTTGTACAAACCATTTACTACTTTTACTTGAGTAGCTGTAGCATCTGATTGATACCATACTGATACAGGAACATAAGAACCTTGCAAACCAGGAACAGTAATTTCTTGGAAGGTAATAGTCATTGCATAAGCATTGTTGTTCAATACTTCTACTGAACCTGTGTTAGCTACTGCATCATAACCTAAATAAGTTACTTGTTGTTGAGCATCTTCAAAAGCTTGAGCTTTGTACTGATAAATTTCAGTTGCTGTAAAAGTAGCTGTTTCAAATAGAGGTTTAGAAGCACCACGACCTTGTACAATTTTAATACGATCTGCAAGAAGCACTGTAACATCATCTAAGATTACATTACCTGCATCTGTTACTACTACTTCACCATCAGCTACTGATGTTGGAGAGGCTAGAGCACCAACTGTTGCTGTACGAGCAATGTCTTTTGCTACAATTAGCCTGAATTGGTCTTTAATTACACTTTGTGATTTCATTTTTTATATTTTTTATATTTTTAATTATAAGTCAATTAGTTGGCAGTCTAGTTTAATTTTAGCTGTAGTACCTGTTGCACAAGCAATAGCCGCATTAGCTGAAATAGATACTGTTTCACCATTAGCAGCTACAGCATTACTTAAATGAGAAGCTATTTGAATACGGTCTTGAGCATTGTTACCTAGAGCACCTGTAGAAGCATCTACGTTAGAGAATTGCATTACACCATTAGTATCACTACCATAAGATATAATAATTTCACCTGTGCCTACTGTTGCAGCATTACCTGCTGTTTTCCAAAGTTGAGCACCTGTTACTACAAATGCTTTACCTGTTGGAGGAGCACTTAGTAAAGTCAAAGGTACAGGAGAACCTGTGTTTAGCCCTTCTATCTGGGCTTCTGTTAATTCAATTGTTCTTGAAAAAGTTTTCATTTTTTTGTATTTTTAGTTATGAAATTAAGTAATCAATTTTAATGGCTGCATTAAAAGCAGCTACAGTAGCTATGTTAGTTACAGTAATTACAAAACTACCAGCACCTTTTGTATGGGTTACATAAGCTATACCTGTTGAACCATTCATATTTACAGTAAGTTGAATGTTTGAGTCAGCTAAAGCTAGGGGGTTAGTTACTGTAAAGTTAAATGTTCCAGCAGCAGCATCAGATAAAGCAACAGTAGTTATTGTACCTGCGTTAGCAGAAGTAACTACAGTTGTAGTTTTAGAAGTACCTTGAGTTACATTAGATTTAGTAGTTAGAAAACCACCATCTTTAATTAAAAGACCATCTACTGTTACACCTACTGTAACAATTTGTTCTGCAATGTTACTTGTGAATAGACCAGAGGTGTTAGCACCTGCTACTAGTGTTCCTTCAACTGCAATACCTAATTGTGTATCAGATACACCGTATATACCGTTGTTTAAATCTGCACCTATTTTTATGGCTAGGTCTGATACTGTACCATCATCTAAGGTTATATCAGTTGCTACTAAATCTCCACCTGAAGGTGAAAGAGTATCTATGGCTGTAGCTAGAGTATTTAAGTCTGTTACTACATCATTATAAACATTTGCACGCACAATACCAGATTCTGTTTGACCTAGTGGTTGTGGGTTATTTGCTCTTGTTATTTCTTGGGCTGTAATTGTTACGCTCATTGTTTGTTTTGTTTTAGCCTTTATACTTAAAATTATTCAACTTGTTGCATATTTGGAATAATTTGTGTATTTGGTTGATTCAAGGCTTCTTTAGCCATATCAACTGCAATACCAATTATTGCCAAGTGAGTAGAATAATCTAGCTCACAATTTCTTTGTAGTGTAGGATTGGTAATATCTACAACTATTTGTTTAGGTATCTTTAGAAACCTAAGTTTGTAATCAGTAATAGTAAATTGTCCATTAGTAATTAGTTCATGCCTCTTTGGAGTTTGTCCTACAAGGAATGAATAACCATCTGTTACTAATGGATCGTAAGTTGGGTTGGTAGTTGTAGAAGCTCCATATGCTGAGTCATTCCTTTGATAGGCTACTCTCCATGCTGTACCTTCATTACCATTCCAATAAGGTCTTTTAAAAGGATTTACAGAGTTTCTTTTTATCTCATCATGCCTTACTACATCTACAGTTAGTATTCCATAATCATTTGTTGAGCAATCTATTTTATCAATAGTTACATCTTCATATATGGCATACATAAAGTTCTGAGGTAAATCCCAGAATGTTCCTTGCAAATTGTAATTAGAAAATACACCTTGTTGTTCTGAAGATACTGTTGTAGTGCCTATAGAATTAAAGGGGTCATCAGAATCAGTTATTAACCCTGATAACCCCTGCATTCTTACCTCTGTTTCCTCTAAGCCTTCTTTCTTTAGATTGAGTGTGCTTATGCGAGTTTGAACAAAGTGCAACTGAGCGTTGGTGAAGAGAATGGATAACTGTGCATCCTCAATGTCTGGTGCTCCATTAGATGTTATCTTTTCGTATTCAACTACAAAAATATCTCTCCACTCGTTTGCTGTCATGCTCTACTTATCTTGTATTTCTTTTTCAATTCTATTAAGGAAGTTTACATCTTCTTTGCATTTACCTATAATGTCCATGATAGTACCTAGTGGCTCATCATTAACTGTTTTGTAGGTAGTTTTAGTTGCATACAGAATGTAACCAACTTCAATAGCTTTATAAATCTTAGTCTTTAGTAAGAAGAAAGGATCTTTATGTACATTAAAGAACTCATCAGGTTTTTCTGTTGCCAGTTCTCCTACATAAGTTTCTAGTGTAGCTAAAGAGGTTGCTTTGTTAAGTTTCTTAAGCGGGTTATGTACAACAATAAAATTACGTAGTTTATTTTCTTGGCCTACATATTCTGTTGCATATAACTGTATTGCTTTAGTACGTTTATCAAGCAATTCTTTCTTGTTGTCAAATTGACGATTTTCATCAACTATGGCAAACTTATAAGTAGGACGATCAAACCTATCTTCCCAATTTGGTGCAATATACTTTCTGTTTGCATAAGCAATCTTAGCTTTAAGACAATCTTCTACACGTGTTAGGTCTAGTTCTATACCATTCTTAGGAATGTCTAGAGTAAAAGCCCTTTGTGAATCACGAGTAACAGGGTCTGTATAAGCTTTCCAAAAGTTATTGTTCTTTGCATTTGTAGCTAAATCCATATTCTTTTCTTTTGAAAAGAACTCTAGTTCAGTCATTTCCTGATTGTATTCAGGTACAAATTGCTTAGTAGTAGTATCAAATACTTTTACTAATTGACCTGTTTTACCGTCAATAGGTAAATCAAGTTTATACGTTTGATTGTCCATCATAAAACCTTGAGGTAGTTCAGAAATAGTCTGACCTTCAAATTTCAAGGAATTGATAGCTTTAATTTTAAGCTTCTTAGGCTTAAGGTACGGGTGAAGACCATTTGCAACAATCTGTTCAAATGACATGCCTTCCGTTTTATCAGCAGGAGCTGATTTTGTTTTTGTTTCTTTTTCCATAAAAATAATTTTGGGGCTAATATACGAAATTTATACTAGCCCCAAAATGTTTAATTAAATTTAAGCTACGTTACGTGGCAAGAATAGTATTTTAGTTGGGTCTTCTATAACGCAACCATTATACATCATACCATGTACTTCATAAGCATCTTCAGGAGATACTGTAGAAGATTTACCTGCCCAACCTGTACCACCTGGAGAGAATGGGTTACGCATACCTGGAATGTAACGGAAGATACCATCTTCGTAAGCTTTCACAGATAGACGTTTAATACCACTATCACCTAGGAATTGACCATCAGCTTTAACACCTGAACGGATTAACATGTGGCGAGAAGATACTAGACCTAAGCCTGAAGGATCTTTTTGTTTCCACAATTCAGGATCATCAAAGAACTTACGGAAACGTATTTCAATGTTTACACCATTGTAAGAACGGAAACGAGTAAATACACCTTGGTAAGTTAAACCTTGACCACCCATATCACCATTCTCTTGAATGCGATGTAAAGTCCAGTTAGGAGTGTAAGTAGTTGAACGGTTTTCTAACCATTTAGAAGCTTCTTGGTAACCATAGTAACCTGTTTCAATTACTAGGTAAAGTTGCTCATCATATTTGTAAGCCAAGTTCAAGTCTTGTGCAATGTCAACTATTTGGTCTAAGTTAATAGAGTTTTGAGGAATAGTGTTTGTTGCAGCAATTTGTTTGAAGAAACCTGGGAATGATTTAATAACACATTTGTTTTTATCATCAATGTTATAAACCATATCAGAGCTATCATAGTTCTTTTGAGAAAGAATGAAAGCACGAGCAGCTTGCATTTCAAACTGATGGATAGCAAGAGCATCAAAGTAGTTTACATAAGCACCTACAGAAATTTTAGCACCTGCATCATCTTTAAATACCATACCAAAAGGCATAGGTTTGTTTTGCTCAATCATGTTACCATCTACTTTGTATTGCATACGGTGCAATGAAGTAGGGGCTTTAAGCTCAACAAAGGTATTCATATAAAAATCAGTACCTTGGTAAGAACGCTCGTTAGGAGACAATTGCCAGCCTTTAGACCAGTTTGAACCTACAGTTAATTCTGAATCAGGTACAGACATTAGAGGAGAACCTTGATTAATAAGTTCTACACGGTACTCATATTTATCTTTAGAAACCTCTGTAAAATCTTTAACAATGATATTGTAGTCAAGAGGTGTATCACCAAGAACTACATCACCAATTTTAAATAGAGGCTCAGCAAAGTACATATACCATTGAGCACCATTTTGACCTACTTTAGAAGGTTTAGCACCTGCTAAGTCAGACCAGTCAAGTAGAGTTACTACCTTTTGATTAGTACCACCAAGACGCCAGAAGAAATAATCATTGCTAGTGTCTAAGGCATGTACTGGAAATTCACGCATAAATGCGATATAATCATCAGCAGGTAGATATTGAAACAATCTGCGATAGACCATTTTTTCTACATCGTAGCCAAATTTCTCACCTAGTTCACCCAAGTGAGGTACTTTCAAAGGCCCAATGTAACTTTTAGGGCCTAGTTTTGAGAGGGTTCCAAAATTTTCAATCATTTTAAATTATTTGTTTTTTAGTTGTTATTTTATTTTTTTGTTTTTTACTGCTTCTGCTAGTTTGGCATACCCATCATTTATTACCTGTTCCATAGTATCTGTAGAGGTAGTACCAAATGATTTGTTTATGCTTTTCTGGTTGTTATTAGTTATAGCTGCTTCAAGTTCTTTTATTACATCAGCTTTACCTACATTTTTAAGAACACTTAAATCAGGAATAAAATCCTTTTTGCGAGTGTCATATTTAAATAAACCAATGGTATGATAGAAACGTAAAAGAGCATCAAACTTAGCTTCATCTTTTTGGCGGGTAGCAAATATTGGATTTACTTTCTGACCATTAGCTTCCACTGTTTGGTATTCCTTAGTCCAAGATTCTTTAAGTTTCTTAGATAACTTTATGCCACCAATTTCTTCAGTACTTTCAATAAAGTCTTGTAAGTCCTGTAGTTGCTTTTGTGCTTGAGCTTGTTGGTATTGGCTTTGTCTAGCTACTTCTTGTTTTAGCTGTGCTTCGTAATTATTTACTGCTTCAACTAACTCATCATAGTTAGATTCAGCTTCTTCCATTAATACACCTGCCTCTTTAGACTTCTTAATTTCCCTGTCTATTTTATCAGGAGGAAAGTTAGTTGTATTACGCAAGTATTCTTTTTGTATCTTTTCAGCTAACTCTAAATCTGAAGCAATATCATTTTTGTTAATTTGTGAGATAGTCTTCAGAGATTTCATTAAATCTGCTGCATCTTCAACTGCTACACCACTATCAACTAACTCAATGAACTTCTTATTAAGAGGGTTAAGATTGTTCTGTATATGAGAGTCTAGTTTTACTTGTGCTTTTCTGTCAGATAAATCTTCTTGCAGCGAAAGATAACTTTCTATAGTACCATCAAACTCTTCTTCATTAAACTCTAATCCTTCTTTCTCGTAAAGAGCTTTAAGGGTTTTAGAAAGTACATTAGTATTTTCTTCTACTTTCTTTGGAGCTTCTTTACCTTCCACAGGTTCATCTGATGGCTTCATTAAGTCATCAAAAGCAATAAGACCATCATCTGATGTTACTTCAGTTTTCTTTGGTTCTTCTTCTGCTGCTGTTTTTTCCTTTTTTACTTCTGGTTCTTTACCAATCTGGTCAAAAGGAATAACTTCTAAATTTTCTATTTCCATAAAATATGTGTTTTAAACGCACAAATATTAACTATTTGTTGCATTAATTAAAATTAAAATTATAGGCATATATAGCAATTATATATAACTTGTATATAAAACCTACTTCAAGTACGTTAATTTATATAAGGTTTGTTTAGTAAGAGTCTTTATTTCGTCTATAATATTGAGTTCATCAGAGTCTGTAAAGGGACATTCTGTTTCAATATAAGTCAATAGTGCTTTAAGATAAGAGATAAAATCTTTGCTTACTTCTGTATAGGAAGCTTGTATAGTTAAAGACAATAGCCCGTACTTACCTTGATGTGATTCTATTAGAGTATCAGTAAAATCTAATAGTTTATCATAAAAGGCTTCTGCTGCTACATGTGCTGCATAAGCTCCTGGGCCTTCTAATGATAAATGATATAGATGTGCTGTATCACGTGCATGGAATAATCTTCCAATAAATTTACTTACTTCCACCTTTTCTTGCTTTTATTTTATCTACTTCTAGCTTTTGTTGAGCTATCTCTTTCTTATTCTTCTCTTTTAGTTGCTCCAAAGAAACTCTTATAGATTCAGACTGACGTTGTAATTCTATCTTCTGTTGTTCTAAATCTAGTTTACGCATTTCTAAATAGTCAGGCTCATTGTTATTATTATAATCCTTTTCAGGGTCAAATGATTGAGCTTGTAGTTGAGCTACTTCCAGTTTAGTTTCTCTGTCTGTATCTATCTTATATCTTTCTAGTTCTAGACGTGCAGCTTCTAACCTTACTTTTCTATCTTCTATTTCTTGTGCAGCTAAATCAAGTTGTTTTTTGATTTCTATTTGTTGTTTTTCTGCTTCAGCTGCTTTCTCTTGTCTTTGTTTTTCACGTAGTTTAAGTTTGGCAGTTGCATTAGCAATAGATTCATTTTGATAGATTTCAAGTACATCAGAAAGAGTAGCTGTACCATTTTGCATTGCAACTTGGAACAAGCCTTCTATCTTCTGCATTATCAGTGCATCATTAGTAGAATTGGTTACATGTAAGTCAAATTCAGAAGCTTGTATTGCTGTAAGCTCTTCATCTGATAAGACTAATGTTGTAAGGTCATCTAATATGTATTGGAATTTCTTTGGGTTTTCCTTGAATTGTTGAATAGAAATATTCATTACTTTACGTAACGTCCTTAGTTTAAACTTATCATTTAACCTAAACCATTTCTCTGTTATATGAGAGGATTGTGTTACAGACCTTTCTACGTTACCTACTAATTCTCTATTTTGTATAGCACCTTGTCTTTGTTGTGTTATGCCAGTTACTTGATCCATACTTTGTAATGTGGTATCTATAAGTGAACCTATTACTGATAGTGGGCCATTTTGAGCTGCTGATACTATTTGTGCTCCTACTGTATTGTTTATTTGTCCTGCTGCTTTACCTGCCAATGCTCCATTGTCTATTTCAGCAGTAGGATCTAAAGGCATGATTGCAGTAGTCTGTATATAATTGATGAACTCTTCAAGATTCATGTTATCAGGCATCATTGAAGTAGGAAATACCAACACGTCAGGTAACATAAGTGATGTTAAATGTTTCTTTTTAAAGTAAAGTACATCTAACATATAATCAAAAGGTTTACAAATATCCATAAGACTTTGTGCCTTTGAAGTATTTGTATTATATATCTGTATAGTAACAGGTGGTTCTTGACGTGAGATATTGTCTAGTGATGTAGAAAGAAATGGTACAGGTTCTATCTTTACGTATATATCATACCCAATCTTAAAACCTCTCCACCATTCATTTACCCACATTTCTTTTACTACTTCTTCTCCCAAGAGCTTATTAGCTTTATACTTTTGATGTACATATTTTTCTTCTTCCAGTCCTGTTTCTTCGTTGAAAGACTTAAGTAGTTTTACTTTTCTTTTTGATTTCCACAAGCAATGCACAACACGCATATTACCATTCACATCTATGTTTGTTGCAAACAGAGTTCTTTCTAATTCAGATACAGGAAATATACCTGAAGCTGTAATAGAATTATCAGGTACTGCAAGTTCACCTACAGGCCCATAAGTAGGGTAAGTCCAACCAGATGTACCACCAAAAGGTGAGATACCTTTGAATGCTTGTAGTTTAGCTATGGCTTCTGTATCTAAGTAAGGGTGAAAATTGTCTAGTACATTTGATACTGTTTGGTAGCTTACCTCTACTAGTGCCTCAAGTCCTGATTCATCTATTGATTCAGCAGACATAATGGTAAAGATTTTTGTTGGGTCTCCTTTTCTTATAAAGAGTTCTTTACCTAGTGCTTCTGTAAATACTATTTGTTCACCTGCAATAAGAGCATCTTCAAATGCCCTGTTAAATATTGTATCTAAATCCTGTTGTTTGTAATAATACTTTAATATCTTCTGAGCCCCTGATTCTGCTACATCTTGCCATTCATAGTTCATGTAATCAGAAAGCCTTTGTAATCTTGCCTGAGCTTCTTCTTCAGGTAGGTTCCCTTGTAACATATCTACAAGTTCTTGTTTTACCCTACCCATCATTCTTTGTTCTTTTCCTGATATACCTTCAGCATCATTATTAGAAAGTGTAACTCTCCAATCAAACCTACGGTTCATATGCTCACCTACAAGTAGGTCTATTTTGGCATTACCAAAACCCATATGCTCTAATCTTGCAGGGAAAGAATTTAATCCTAGTCCCTGTGGGTCTAGTATTTTTTCAAAATCTGCTTGGTTTATTACTCCTCTCTTTAGATTGTAGTTGTTAAACTTATTATATAAGGTAGGTCGTAATTGACGATTCTCAAACATAATAATGTTTTCAAAAGCATCTAAATTATTCTTCTGCCATTCTTTGGTAGCTTTCTTTTCATCAGACACCATTTGGTCTGGGAGTAATTTTACTTGTCCTAACATTTATCTGTATTTCTCAAATGTTTCAAAATCTTCTTTATCGAAAATGTCTGTTAACTTCCTTTGTACTTTAAATTTGGTAAAAAAGTTACCGAATTTATTTGACTTAGGTTTTTTCCTTTCTTCTGCAACATCATCTGTAAGGTCTTCTCTATACAAGAATAACATATTTAAAGCTGATACTCTATCAAAGTTACCATCCTTATTCCAGTTTATAACTTCTTTTAAGTAACCTATACTTCTTATTGTATCTATCTTCTTTGTGCCTGTAGTTACATCTAAGTCAGATAACATCCAGGTTTTTTGTGATTCTCTTCCTCTTTTGTTTACATCTTCAGTTGGCTTTATGCCTTTTGAAGTATCTAACCCTTCTCTCCAAGTATTTCTATCTCGTAAGTAAGAAGGTGTATCTGCCAATAAATACAATTGTTGTTTCCTCTCAAAGAATTTGTACATAAGTGTTACTGAAGCTTCATACATTGCTGTTGCATTGTACCAAACTAAAATACGTCTACAAGTTTCATAGAAATCTTCTGCTCTTTCAGGACGAGCTGTATATTCACATACAATTCTGTCAGTCCATAAGTCCATTATAAACATACAACCAACTGATTCAGAGTTTGTTGTCTGGTCTTGGTTGTAAGGGTCAATACCTCCTATATATCTGTTACGAGGTACTACAAGTGTGTTTTTATCTTGTTGAGGTAATTCAAATACTTCTATGTAATTTATGGTTGGGTCTAATATAGGCCATTCTCTTTGAGGTTGTGCATCCTGTACATCAACCCATTTAATTACTTTATCTTCATTATACTCTAATCTACCAACATTGTGCTTTGATAACTCTTTGTCTGTATATAATTCTGATAATCTTTTCTTTGCTTCAGTTATGGGAAAGTAAGTTCCCTTTGTACGAAGCATGGCTTCTTCAGGTGTAATTGGATCTTCAGCTGCCATTTTTAACAGCGTTTTATTATCTACACCTAATTTCTTTTTGTCTAGTCTTTGTTGTAATATATAATCTTTTGCTTCTTTCTCCAAAGAGTTACCATTCTCATCTATAAAACCCAAGTAGTTTTTGTAAGCAGGAAAGAAGAAACAACAAGGTTGAGAAGACTTAGCTTCTTCCCATATATTCTTTACTGAGTGAAACCCATATGCATCAGGTTTATAAAATACAGTTTCCATTGCTGCAAAACCTGGGCCTTCATCACCACCTGTACCAAAAGCAAGTATGGTACCTATCTTTAGCGTACCTTCTAATATACATTTACGTATGATAGGTATGGCATCCAAAAGATTAGGAAATGAACCAGCTTCTTCTACAATAATCAATTGTCCTTTCTTACCCCTTAATTTCTGTGGGTCATCTAATACTACTGCTGCAATGTTAGACTTAAAGCCTTTTTCTATTATCTGTCCATTTACATTTTCTAAGTAACTTGCCCTTATGTGGTCAGCTTTATTTATCTTTTGACGTAGTTTACCAAAAGGTGTATGTTCAGACATGTGGTCAACATTCTGAAATATCTTGGTCATAGTAGAGTCAGCTCCAAGTATGTATTGCTTTGTGGCTGCTATTACATATGTATTACTATTTCTTACAAAATGGTATAACCTTGAGGCACAGCTAGCTGCATAATATGATAAACCTTTCCTACGACCTTTTAGTATAAAGCAATCTCTTTTATTCTTCTTTGCTTCCTGATAGTATGTATCTACTTCAATAGTTCCGTCCCATGTATCAGGAGCACCCATAAGAGTATAGGTAATACCATCTTTCTCTACAGTCTTGTCCATTATACTATAGTTAAAATAATAGTATAGTTCTCCTGTAATAAATTTATTAGGAAGGTATTCGTAACCTTTTAATATACGCTCTTGTTCTCTCTGCCAGAATTGCATCCAACGTGAGTTAGGTGTACGTGATTCAGGAAAAGGACAATATGTTTCGTACTCTTCAAAGTGCCTACGTACTTCAGTAAAAGCTAGTATATCTTCTTGTGTTAACATTAATCTTCAAATGATGATTTATGTGCTCCTCCCCTAAGATTAGGATCTTGAGTTAATTCTACTTCTACATGCTTACGCATTTCAGTAATCTTTCTTATTGTCTCAGGAAAGTCAGCTATAGTTTTCTGTAGTTGATTAGTGTTGTATACTAATCTTTTTTGGCTATCTCTTTCTGCTAAGTCTACTGTTTGTAAGTAGTTAGAGATTTTTACAGCAGTCTTTTCTACAGCTTCTAAATGTCTAAGAGAAAAAGAAGATTCATTCTGTATGTCTTCATACATCTTTGCTGCTGCTAAGACTAATGTGTCTGCTTTATACTTATTATCGTATACTTCTTTTTCTAATGTAATAATCTTATCTTCTACAGGCAGTTTCTTGAAAGTAGACTGCCAATCAGCAAAGAAATACACAAAAGACAAGTCTAGTTTAGCCCTGTCTTTATTTTTTGTTTTATCCCTTTCCCATATATCCCTGAAAGCTTTTAATCCTAATGCTTCAGGAGTTATACTACAAAGATGATTGTTTTCTAGCTTCAATAACTTCATGTACTTTTTCTATTTTTTGATAGTTAGGACAAAACTCTCCTAACTTAGGCATGTATATTTCCACAAACCCTTCTTCATAAGAAGAGCCTGTAATCTTATCTTTTATGTTAGTAAAATAAGCAGATACTACTTCCAAAGCTTCTGCTTTAGTTATACCACACCTTTTGGCATGTTTTTCTACTAATCTTTCTAATCTATAATCCAGTTTCATTATAATATATCTAAGTCATCATCATCTATAAAAGTTACTGCTTTTAATTCAGGTACTTCTATTGCTTCATCTACAAAGGCATCAAAAGAAGGTCTTTCATTTTCTATTGGTTTTGGCGCTTCTTTTACAGCCATTGTAAAACGTATTTCTAATTTATCTTCCATTGTTATTACTACTTGTTTAGATAAAGCATTGTTTGTGATAATACCTTTTTTACGTAGTTTATTTAAGTAAGTCTCAAACTTTTGTGCATCTATATCAAACTCTTCCCTTATCTTCTTTTTTGTTGAAGAAGAGAATAGTAAGTCATACCTTATTTCATCTGACTTTATCTCAGCTGCATAGAAGTTATTATAATACACAAGATACGACAGGACTTCTAACTCTGAATCAGTTAACTGTTCAGGCAAAGTCCAATTTATTGCTTTTAAGTAAGCTAAAAACAATTCTTGTTTATTCTTTACTTTTATATTAAATGGTTTTACCATTGTTTATTTCTTCTAAGTAGAGTTTAAATGTAACTCCGTTTACTACTAATTTATTCTTGTCTGGACAAATATCAGGATATTCTGTCATATATGCAAGCAATAAATCTTTAAACTCTGCCATTGTGACAAATACCTTTACAGGTATATTCTTCTTTTCTTGTAAAGAGTGTTCTTTTATTTGTGAGAAAGATAAATGGTATTTATATCTTCCCTGCAAATAAAATTCGTATTGCAAAGTATAAGAAGGTTCTGTTTCCTGTAAATAGATTTCTTCTAGTACTACGTAATGTAAATCATGCAACATCATTTCATCTTTCCAATTATCCAGCTCTTGTAGAAATTCTACTTTAAACTTTTCCAGGCTGTTGTAGTCTTCAAAGTAGTTCCTAATTACCTTTGTGCGCATGAAATCCTACTGTCTTATTTTGTGAATGTTGCTTTTTCAGTTCATTTAGTTTGGTAGCAGCTATTTTAACTACAACTACTCCCATATTTTCTATATGTACCTGACACCTGTCTTTAAACACTTTACCTGTACGTAAGTTAAGTACTTCAGCATGTGCCCCCAAATGAAAAGGTTCACAGTAGATTTTAAAAGATGCATTTCTTTTTACAAGAAACTCTTTTGGCCCTTCTTCTGTTAGCTTTGTATTATATAGGTCTGTTATTCCTCTGAGTTCCATACTGTAACAACTAAAAAGTGTTTATCTTCCAAGCTAAAAGTTTCTGTAAGGTAATGCTCACCTTCAAGCATACAGGTTTGAAATATCTTCTCTACATTCAATGTAGCTTTGATAAGTCCTGTTACTGATTCACATTCTATAGAAAAAACTCTTGGCATTGTCATAGGGTAAATATACGAAATAGTTTTTAATTAGTTGCATAAGCAAAAAGAGCTACTTTCGTAGCTCTCTTAAACAATTATACTTCAAAAACAATCCAATCTTCAGCTAACATATCTGTTTGGCTTGCTAACCAACCATTTACAATATTACCTAGTGGGTCTTTCATACACAGGTATTCTCCAAAATGTACCTGTATAGGGTTACCACTTACAAAGTGAGTTTCGCCTTTTGCAAATTCCTCTACCATATATTTCTTCACTTTTTCTGGTAAAGATTTGATATTTGGTATTACAGTTATATCTATGTTATCGTATGGACGCATAAATATAAACATCTTTTTACCATTCCAACCTTCTCTTGCAACAAGGTTTCCATTTTTAACTTCAGCTAATGCTTCTCCAAAATTCATAGTTATATTTTTAAAGTTCAACAAATTTACAAATTATATCTCCTACTCTCATTAATAGGTAGGCATTATCTACCATAAGTAAAGGTACTCCTGTATTAGGGCTAAACTGTACTACATCTCCTACTTTTAAAGTAGTTACTTGTTCTGATACAGCTTTTATTATACCTTGTGTTGCAGGTGGTAATTTAGTTTCAGCTAAGAATAACTCTGATTCTTGCTTTTCTACTATTGGTTCTACTATGACTCTTTCTCCAAGAGGTACTGGTGTTACATTTGATGTTTTCATATTAATTAATTAAAGTTCATTGGGGTTTCTATATATTTTTCTGCTACTACACAAGATGTGGTTAGGAATAGGGCACATACTGATGATGCGTTTTCCAAGGCTACTCTTACTACTTTTGTTGGGTCTATTACTCCTGAAACTAATAGATCTTCATACTGCTCTGACTTGGCATTAAACTGTTTGCCTTTCTTTACCTTAGAAATAATAGGATCTTCTTCTAGTCCTGCATTTTGAAGTATTTGACGAAGAGGTGCTTCTAATGCTTTCTTTATTAAGTCTATACCTGACTGAATGTCTTTATCTTTTGAAGAAGAAATAGAAGCTATTGCTTTTATAAATGCTGTTCCACCTCCTGGTACTATACCTTCAGCTATTGCAGCTTTTGTAGCACAAAGAGCATCATCTATTCTATCAGCTTTTTCTTTTAATTCTGTTTCAGTAGTTGCTCCTACGTATAATACAGCTGCTCCTCCTGAAAGTTTTTGTGCTCTCTTGGTCAGCCTATCTTGGTCAAACTGTAATTCAGCGTGTTTGGCTTGTTCTTTAATTTGAGATACTCTGATAAGTATGTCTTCTTTCTTGCCTTTACCATTAATAAGAGTGGTAGAGTCTTTAAAGATTTTTACATCTGATTGACCTAAAGAAGATAGTTGAGAAGATTCTAGTGATAGTCCTTTATCTTGGGTAATGTATAGACCACCAGTAATAGTAGCTATATCCTGTAGTAGTTCTTTCTTATGGTCACCATGTGCAGGAGCTTTGATAGCTGCTACTTTGATACCTTTCATTCTATTTACTACAAGGGTAGAAAGAGCTTCATCTACTAAGTCTTCACAGATAATAATAAGAGCTCTTTGTTCTTTTACACAAGCTTCTAAGTACTTAAGTATTTGAGTAGTAGCTGTTATCTTTTCATCTGTAATCAGGATAAGTGCATTTTGATATTCTACTACCATTTTGTTTGGGTCAGTAACAAAGTAAGGTGAAATGTACCCTTTATCTATCTTTAGTCCTTCTGTAACTTCTATGTATGTTTCAGTAGACCTTGATTCTTCAACTGTAATAAGCCCTTCTTCTCCTACTAGATTTACAGCATCAGCTATTAGTTTACCTATAGTAAAGTCATTATTAGCTGATATAGTAGCTACATTAAGTATTGAATCTGATTGTAATAGTAGTGATTGTGATTTAATGGATTGTATAGCTTCTACTGTTGCTAGCTCTATACCTTTCTTTAATTTTACAGGATTTGTGCCTTCAGCTATTAGTCTTAGTCCTTCATTAAGAATGGTTTGTGCTAAAACAATACTTGTAGTAGTACCATCTCCTGAGACTTCCAGTGTTTTATTAGCTATCTCCTGTAAAAGTTGTGCTCCAAGATTTTCATTTGGATCTTCAAGCTTTATTGAAGAAGCTACACTAACACCATCTTTAGTAATGTGTGGTGCATTGAATTGACGTGAAAGAATTACATTCCTTCCTTGTGGGCCAAGAGTACCTTTTACTGCATTTGCTAAAATGTTAGCACCTTTCTGGAGGGATCTTGTGTGAAATTCTATTATTTTGCTCATTTTTGAATTGTTTTGAGCAAATATACACAAAAAACCCAACCTGCAATAAATATTTTACTATTTTTTTACAGTTTTTAAGAAATTTTTGAAATTTTGAAGATAATTTAAGCCCTGAGAAAACTTTTGGCCTTCCCATTTCTATTTCAGATATAACTTTCATTGTCCCGTCTTAAACCTACAGCTCTTCTTTCCTGTACCTTACATTGGTGAGAGCAAACAATTACTTACTATATCCTTTTACCTCTGTAGGAGAAAACTCATTTTCACTATGACAGGTTTCCCTCAAGCTACTTCTTACAATCCTACGTCTGCCCACTGCATGATTACCTAGTGGGGTGTAAAGAGATGTGCAATAATACGAAAATTATTTTGATTGGTTGTATTTTTTGAAAACTTTCTCTATTTCTTTTACTAAGTATTCTACAAGATAAGCTTCTGCTTCATCATTTGTAGGATCTTGTTTAAAAGATATATGTGTGAATATCAAGTTCTTAAGATGTATTACTTCATGTGCTACTAAAGATGGTATAAATTCTGTTGGGTGGAACCATACTAAAAGTGCACCTTCTATTTCATGTACAGCAGCTACTGCATCTAACCCTGGATCTATATTATACTTCTTTCTAATACCTTCAGGTGGGTATCCTATATACACAAATAAAGGTATTTCGTATATAGGTATATGTAATTTGTGCATTCGCTTATTATTTTATAGCAATTATACTTGCAAGGTACAAAAAAGTTACTAAAATAAAAAACATACCCCCCATGTTTATATAGGATATTTGATACCCCCCACTAAAAATTTTTGGAAATATTTTTTGAAATGGTGTATGTGTAGTGAATTAAGTTCCAGCCCCAAACAACACCCCCTCATAAGTTCAGCGGGGAAACTCATCCACCGTGTTCTATAAACAAACTTAATAAATCCGCAGCTTATGCTATTTACAGTAGAATTTTCACGCAAGTCAGACCTTTCAGGTAAGTTTTTCACTAAGATTGTTACTAACACTACTCAGAAAGTAGGCGAGAATAACAGTATCTCACGTAAACTAACCTTCTACATTTCATTGGATAATCAGGAAACTAAGGATGCTACAATGGACATTAATGTAGCACATTTCACTGTAATCCCAAGACAGGTAGAGATTACAGATGATAATGGCGAGGTAAAAGAGGTTACCTGCAACACATTGATGATGAAAAGGGACGAATAGTCCCTTTAATCACTTTGAGATATAACTCTCTACGAGGGTTATTCTTCTCTAAGCACTATGTGCTACACTATATTAATTGTAATATGTAATATAGTTAATCAGATAGGCACAGCTGAGCTCTGAAAGACATATGGTCATATAAGCCATAACAAGAACTAAACAGTCTTGTATTACAATTAATAATTTTACCTTATAATATTATAGCAATAACATTCAAACACATACACAAAATGGAATTAGTTATATCACCTAATAAAATGAAATCATTACAAAATTCTGCCATTAAAAATGCTGAATCAAATGATTATGTTTTCAACAGGTCTAAAGAAATGACTGAATTGCTTCAAACATTAGAGGCAATGCAAGTTCGTAAGATTGAAATAGACTTATCACCTGATAGTGATAATCTTCTGTAATATAAGAGCCTGTAACAAGGCTCTTTTTATACTAAGTATTGTCACGATTCCTTTAACCTCGTGTCTATCCAGTAAGCTACTGGCAAAAGCAGTAAATCTATATCTCTTTAATTAGAGTGATGAGTACAATACAAGGACTAAAGAACCTTGCTATAAGTTTATTTATATTATTAAAACTGTAATACAAATATAGTATAACACTATCGGCTAGTTATATTATATGTAAGAACAATAGGTGGAGATATTTATATCAGTGAAGCTTTAAATCCTTACAGTATTACAGTTTTATTTTAACTAAAATTAACTAATTATGAAAGCACTATTATTAGCAGTAGAATTAACAAGAAAGTATAATAAAATGTCTTTAGAAGATTGTATTAAAGAATTTGAAGAATTTACTAATCAAAAAATTCCTAAAGAAGCAATAGAAGAATATAAATTTACAGGTCTTAATAATATAGACATGTTTACTTCTGATTGGTTAAATAGATTTGGACTTAAAAACTTATTACAATTATGACAACATTAGAAATAATATTAACAATTATAATCTGGATAGGTTATGGTTGTTTTGATTTTAACCAATTTATTAAAGATTCTCATAGTGATGATGGTATAGTTGGGGGCTTTATATTTACAATTATGATTGCTCCTGTTATACTAATAATTAGAATGATATGGGGTATATTTACATCTAAATTTCATTAACATGACTCAACTACAAATAGCTGAAAAGCTCAGAGAACAAATTAAGGAACAATGGCCTTATGTATCTACTATATTAGCTTTATATGCTAATAATACTAATGGTATATTTACTGAACGTATTCAAGATATGATTGATAGGTTATTACCTAGAGAAGTATTTTACATATATGATAATAAATGGTTTAGAAAAAATATGCCTTTAACTATCGAATCTATGTTAAAAGTAGGATTACATTCACACGATGATAGTAATATATTAGCATTACCAATCAACCAAGTATTATTTTCATCAGAAGATAATATGTTTGGACATTTAAAATAATTCTCTTTGTGATAGTTGTTATTAGCCCATCTTTGGTAGTAACAGGATTAAATTACCCAACTATTCTTAGAGAACTTATTAAGTACACTAAATTTGAACAAAAAATAGATACAGTTTATGTTAAAACTAAATGATAATACAGGAATGGATATAATACATCAGGGGGTTAATAAAAAACTGCTTGAAAGAGTATTAGAAGCCAGAAAGTATATTACTGTTACAGAACAGATGAATATACTTAGTAGAATTAAAGCTAAAGCTAAGTTAAACAGAACTGTAGCTTATCGTGTAACTAATTATTACTAAATAAACAACAATGAAAAAAAGAACACTCACATTTACTAAATGGTCTACACTTAAACCATTTATGGACAGATTACAAAAGCTATATGGTGCTGTAATCAACAAACTACGATATGAAGGTGATAAATACATTGTCACTTTTAGTTATTAACATTATGGGGAAAGGCTATGTTTGTTTAGAGTGTAGCCAAGTACCCATTTTTATTTAAACAAGATGAGAACCTTAAACGAGTTGTATAAATTACTTTTAACAGAATTTGAAACAAATGATCATTCTGGTATTTGTTGCGCTATAATAGATTTAAAATGGTTTAGTAAAATAACAATGGAAGAATACTATGCTTTACTTAAACATTTTAAGTCAGAAAGGCCTAAATTATTTAAAAATACATTATTTATATTTAAAAATAAATATAGGTATAAAAGAGAATATTGGTGGCCAATCGATGCTAAAGCTCCAAGAATAAAATTTATTAAACACTTAATAAACAAAACAAAATGAACCATAAAAACAAAGTAGAACCAATCAAGAGTTGGTCAGCTCAATGGATGATAGAGCACGAACTATGGCATCCACCTGTTACATCTGTAGACTTTACTAAGACTACTGCTGAAAAAGCAGAGTTAAAGGTGGAGAAACTGCATCATAAGTTAGCAAAACTAAATGCTAACTACAAATCTAACCAATTACAGCTGTTAGCTGATTTGGCTAAATCAAAACCAAGGTTTAATGTTTTTATAACTACATTATAAATTATGTTACCTAAAGTTTGTATTATTTTTTATATTAGAGCTGAAAAAGTTTTAAAGAATGATAAATCCCCTATATACTGTAGAATAACTGTTAAAGGTGAAAGAGCTGAAATATCTACTAAAATAAATACAAGTTTAAATATTTGGAATAAAGGTAATGTTAAAAGTTATACCATTAAAAAGAAAATAGATTCTTTTAATCAAAGGCTTACTGAATTAGTTTTTATTCTGATTAAGCATAAATCTCCTTTAACTGCCAACAATTTAAAATTATTTTATTTAAGAGATGCGCAAGATTAACATACAAAGTGAAGTTTTGTTTTCCAATAAAAAAGCTATTTGTACGCTTTGTGCTGGTTGTGGTATCGTAAAACCTATAAAGTGTTTTAAACGGCTAAAAGGAACTAAAACAAAATATTCTTTTTGTAATACTTGTAGAAAAGAAGAAAGATATATAAAAGAACTTCTTTGTTTAAAGTATTACAAAGTACCTACAGAATTAATACTTCTTAAAAAAGCACAATTAACCTTAAAAAGAGAATTATGTCAACAACAGTAAAAAAAGCACCTAAAAACTCTACAGAATTAACTGAGGAGCTAATGAATACATTTGCCAAAGTTCAAAATGGAGAAATAACAGCAGAAAATGCTGCTTCTCTTTCTAGAATAGCTGATACTACCATAAGAACAGTAAAAGCTGATATAATGTATAGAAAATTAATTGGAAGTAAACGAAAAATTAAATTCTTAGAATAATGAGAAACCACTCTAATGATAGAAAACTTTGTTGGCTAGATGCTAATGGAAAGTTTGTGCCTGTAAGATTCTTACTAAATTGGGAAATAGAACGATTACTAACAAGATTTTTAGTTGATGACAAGTACTATGGAAGTTTATTAGGTTCTGAATGGCGTTCTATCCTGGAGAATGAAAAAGCCTTTAGGAATCAATCCATAGACAGATTGTTCTTTTCTTTACTCTTTAAAGATAATAGTCTTGCTGAAAAGAAAGATATATTATTTCTCATTAATCCTGACTTTACAGTTAAGGAAACAACAATATTAGCTGAAAAACTTATCCTATCTCAGAAAAAAGCTATTGTAGCAGAGGATTAAGTAAAGCTAAAGTACGTTAAAACTTGTGTAACGTAATAACTCAAGTATATGGACTGCTGGATATTGAATAGCAGTTGAACAATTTTTTATATTTTAATTTTAATTTTTATGACAAATTTTGAAACAGCTTTAGCAACAGGCAAAGCATTAATTCGTAAAGTATGGGTAAATGAAGGTTCTACAAAGAATCAACTTGGTATCCAATTAGTACAACAAATCCAAAATAACTCTGAGGCGGTAAATCCATCTCTGTTATTGCAAGGTATTAAAAACACACAAAAACTAACTGTAGTTATATCTGCAAAGCAAGATGTAGCTTTAAGTGGTGGTGTTAAAGTGCAAGACTATATTGAACAAGACGAAGTTTTGTTTGCTGAAGATTTGTATGCTAAATTAGCAGGTGCTCCTGTTGAAGTAAACATTCAGTGTACAGAGAATAACTCTCCTTACCGTATGAATGGTTCTATTATTGCTCGTAATGCAGCAGGTGAACCTCTTACTATTGACCCAAAGATTAATCCTTCTACAGGTGAAGTAGTAATGGCTAATGGTAAAGAAGTTTACCGTCATACTTCTCTTGTATTTGGTAAACCTTCTCACACATTCCTACGTGCTGAATCTACATCAGTAGAGACATTAGGCTTGCAAGAAGCGTAATTATAATTTAAACTATACAAACCTCAAGTTTGATTCTTTATGCGGATGAAGAATTTTTAGAGAGGTTTATTTTTATAACAAGACTATGAAAGTAACAAAAGATAATGCCGTAGTAGGCTTAAAAGTATTATTAGATAAAGATTCTCAATTTGCAGGTCAGGGAATAGGTGCTGAGTATGGTGTAATTGTTAATAGTAAAAAACATTTTCCTTCTCTGTCTACCTATCTTTGGGTGCAAGTAAATTGGATAAAAGCAGATGGTAAACCTGTTTCTGTTAATTCTTATAGAATAGGAGATGGTGGCAAATTTGATTTAAATGTATATGAAGTTATTCCAGAATATGTAGAATGTATTAAAGGTTCTAATACTGATTTATCTGTTAATGATTTTAATGTTGTAGGTAAAATATATGAAGTAGAAAGCTATAATCCTAAAACAGAGAGACTTAAATTAAAAGGTTTTCAAGGTTCCATTGCTTATATTACATTTGATGGAAATTCAGAAAGTTTAGCTACTGATTATAAAATCTCTGATAAAGCTTCATTTGATGCTCAACAAAACCCCAAAGAATCAGAAGTATTAGTATTTGGTAAATTTAAGATAGGTAGTATTGTTGTAGTTACAGAAAGATATTCTGATAATGATGCTAGAGTTGATGATATAGGAGAACTATCACAACAAGATGTTAGTGAAATACCTTATAGAGTTAAAAATAGTACAATAAATTCTTGGTGTAAAAATATAAGACAAGCCACTACTGAAGAAATCAAAGCTTTTGAATCTGGTATTACTAATATTAAGGATATGAAGAAAGAAGAAGATTTAGTTGGTAGGTATATTAAAGCTTTAAAAGATAGTCCTCAAAATACAGGTATAAAAAAAGGCAACTTTACTAAAATAACTTATGACAATGGGTATAATTATAGTATAGATAATGGGTGTGCTGTTAGTAAAGTTAATTTACCTACAGATTGGGAACTAATGCCAATTGGATTTAATCCATCTGAAGTTAAAGAAGAATCTATTGAAGAAGATTTAATTTCTCAAGCTAAACAACGTTATCCAATAGGTACTAAGTTTTATCCTGCTCATTTAAGTCAGAGAAAGGAACATTGTATTGTTACAAGCACTAATTTTAAAATTAGTGGTACCTGTATGTATCAAGTAACAAATAGTGGAAGTTTATTTGCTAGTAGTATAAATTCTAAGTATGGAAATACTACTTACAATAGATGTGTTTATGAAAATGGTAAATGGGCTGAAATAATTGAAGAACCTAAAACTAATACTACAGAAGAATTTAAAGTAGGAGATTGGGTTGTACCATTAAATGATAATACTTGTCATGATAGAAATATTGGTGAAGCTTATAAGATTGATACTCTTGAGGGTAGTAAAGCAGTTCGTATGTTTAATAGAGAGCTTAAATACGATGGAAATGGTTGGATAGAAATAAAAGACCTGCGTAAAGCAACTTCAGAAGAAATAGCTAAAGCTCACGGTTATAAAGTTACAGATACTTATTTTGAGTATAAACAAGAACTGTATTCAGAATTTATTAAAAATCCAGAAGAATATCCTATTTTTGCAGAGCCTAAAAAGCAAAAGTATGAGTTTAGTGAAGTAGAGTATTTAGCTAAACCAATTAATCAACAATTAGATTTACCAATAGTTAAAAAGTACAAAAAGAAATCAATAATTAATTTATAAACAACAAACAATGAAAAAGTCAAATTTAAAAGACCGTGTATTAGCCTTTCTTAAAGGCGGTGATGAAGCAAAACTAACTCGTTTTGAAGGTAAGTTAGATAAACATCTGGCTAAACAAATTTCTATGCGTGAGGATCAAATTGAAACTCTTGAAGAAAAGATTGTTGATGCCAAAGAAGATCTTAACGAAACAATCCTTAATGTAAATCCTGATAGTGTAAACACTACAGAAGGTGCAGAAAGCTATTGTGTTACTTACCTAAAACAAGTACGTGCTAAACGTAATGTAATCTTGGGTTATGAAAACCAAATTGCAGCTTTGCAAGAAGAAATTGCAGAGTTTAAGGCTGATGAAGCAGCAATTTATTCAGTTCCTGCTGAAAAGAAAGCTTAATTAAAAACTATAAAGCAAGCCAAGCTGAGAAATTATTTACTAACAAAAACAGTTACTGCACACTGTAGGTATTTAACTGATTAGGTGGTACTTGGCTTGCTTTTTATACTATTATTATGGACAAACTTACTAGGTATAAAAGACAATTACATAAAAAGTTACAAGTTCTATTAAACAGAGAGTTGAAAGAAGTAATTACTGATGAACATAGAGCTGAATTATATGGGCATTATGTATATCTTAAAGGTGCGATTAACATAGTACAGAAAGTTCCTGTAAAATATGTAACTAATTTAGATACAGAAGCATGAAAATTATAGCACTAAAAGGCAAGAATGGTAGTGGTAAATCCACAGTAGCAGCTATGTTAGCTAAGAAATTAGATGAAAAAGGTGTAAGTAATAAAGTATTAGCTTTTGCTGAACCTTTGAAGAAGATAGTAGATAAAGCATTTTTTCCTAAAAAATCTCCTCTTAATTGGGAGAATAGAGATGAAAAAGAAGTTGGTAGAAATTTATTAGAAACTACTGCTGATGCTATTAAATCTAGTTTTAGTTTTAATCCTTTTGCCAAAGAAGTTTTAAATAGTATTTATAATTTTGATACAGAATTGGCTATGGTTGATATTTGGAGAGAAAAGCAATCTGTTGTAATTATTTCTGATTTAAGATTTAAAGATGAATTAGAAGTTTTAGGTAATTGGATAGAAGAAGAACTTGAAGATGAATTGATAGTAGTAGAAATACAGAATACCCTGACCCAAAATAATCCTTCAGAATACGATTTAGATTTGATAACAGCAAATAAAACACTTATCTTTGGAAAAGATATTGAAGTACAATTGGATTCTCTTATTAAAGAGATACTTTAAGTAATATTATATATCTCCCTGTAACTCAGCTGTATAGAGTATCCCACTTCTAATGGGAAAGTCACAAGTTAGAATCTTGTCAGGGAGACTAATAATCAAAGAAAAACTGCAACACTAAGACTTATTATGTCTTACTAACCCAATCCAGTTTTATCTTTGAGCATTAAAACAGGGTGCATATTGACAGTTCTTTAACCTGTTTAATAATTCCTTATGTGAAACTGGAATTACTAATAACTTCTATAAGATGTACTATAGAAGTTTTTTATAAAAGAATTATGAAATTACTATTAATAATAACAGCTATTATATGTTACATTATAATAAGAGGAGTATGGTTTCATTCTATGAGTTTAAATTCTCAAGGATATAAAGCTGAAAGATACTTATTGAAACATAAGAAAGAAGCTAAAAGATTAGTAATATTAGTAATATTATTAGGAATAATAGTATTATATTTATTACTTTAGACACAAACTATCTAAAACCAAGTAACAATGAAAGTAAACTGTTTACGGTGCAATGGCAATCTTTCTCCATTTTCTCCAAAAGAAGATGCAAAAGAAAAGTATTTAAAATGTAATGATTGCGGGGCTGTAATGGCTAATGTTTCAATACCATTATATCCAAAAACAAAATATTTACACCAATCAGTCTAAATTGTAAAACCAAGTAACAATGAACAAAGACGAAATTGTATTAGCCTCTACAACCGCAAATGGTATGCGTGAAATAACGCAAGAAAGAGCCAAACAAGCCATGCAAGAACAGGCTATTGCGTTTGCTGAGTGGATAAGAAACAACACAATAGCTGATGGTGCGCCAAAGCTATGTTATATTAAAGATAAGAGCCGAAAAACCACCACCGAACTATACACTTTATTCAACACTAACAACACTAACAATGGAGAGTAAAACCCTTTAAAACAAACACCATGACACTAAACTACGAGTGGATTGAACAATCAGAATACGAGGCTAATATATTGAAGCCTAACAGCGAAATTGAAAAACAAGATTATAAACTTGCTTACATTGATGGCGTAACAGCCTATAAGCAAGCAGTAGAGAAACAAATTGCTTTAGAAAGGACTTGCTATCAAGACCCATTAGCCGCCCTCGTATTAGACGAATTATTAAAATCACTACAAACCCTTAAACCCACATCAAATGACTAACTTAACAGAACAGGACTTAAAGCGAATAGAGGCTATTGAGGCTTATTTAAAAAACCTTTCAACAATTCTTCCCATTATTACAAATTGTAAAAAAGAATTTACCCCCTATCAGCCTATTGATACAACAGAGGGTTATTATGTGAGGTGTACTTCTTGGCAAGGCGAACTATATACAGCAGGGAAAATATACCAAGTAGTTAATGGTATCATCATAGACAACACGGGATTTAAAGATGACTATGCACATTTAATAAAACATCAACCATTTTTTAAACCTGCTACTCACGCTGAATTTTTAGCCCAAGAACAGGGCAAAGAATGGAAACCTAAAGTTGGGGAGTGGGTAAAAGATGAAATTGGAAATTGTGGTTTGGTTATTGAAATATTAAAAAATGGTGATTTAAGAGTAGATAATCAATCGCCATATGGAGGGCTTATAACAATAGGCACTATCTATGTTTACCAACCCACGACCGAAGAAATACAAGCCCACTTAGTAGTCATAGCAGAGAAGAAATATCCTGTTGGTACGAAGTTTAAAAACGCTGTATCTAATAAAGAGATAGGCATAACGGATGGCGATTATGAGTACTCAAAAGAAAACAATGCTTTATATACTAAAGATAAACCAAATAAAGTAAGCCAATGTATATGGTATAACGGCAAATGGGCAGAGTTAGCACCAATTGAAACAGAGCAGAGGTGGCAACCAAAATTACTTGAGGATTATTACTATATAAATGATTGGTTTAAGGTTAGGAAAACAATTTATACTCACCACGATTTAGACAGACCAAGAATATTAGCTGGCAACTGCTTTAAAACAGAACAAGAAGCCCAAAAAGCAGCCGAAGCCATCAAGCAATACCTAAGTACTAACAGGTTTTAAACAAAGCATAAACAACATGGAAACAGCGTTACAGGAATTGATAGCTGAATTGCAAATAGAAATGCAAAAAGCACAAGAACAAGATAGCCCAAATATAGCATCGGGCTTTTTGCACTCAATTGTAAAGGCACAAGCCAAACTCCCCAAAGAGCGTGAGCAGATGAAAAAAGCAAGGGAAAACGGATTTGCCAATGGTGTAACGTATGAAAGACACAACTATGTTATTCAAGATTTTGAACAATACTACGAAACCAACTTTAACAGCAAATAAGATGAAACCAAGATTTTACATAAGATTTATATGTTTTGCCCCGATAAGTTGGTGGAATACCTGTATAGTGTTTGACGGATGGAAACTGCCCTACAAAACGGATGCAAGCATTAGGGCAGACCTTACATTTTTAGAAATAAACATATAATTTTAACCAACTTTAACAAATAAGGATATGACACCAACAAAAATAATATTAACTGCACTTGTATTTATAATATACGCATGGTGTATAAGACCATTAGCTAATAGGGGCGAAAAAATAAAACCTACATACATATTTCCTATAATTATATACCTAATTTGCCTACCTGTTATTGTAATATACAGAACATTGTATGCTATAATAGAAGTTAGTTTTAAACCATTAGAATAACAATGCAAATACTACTACTAGGTGCTTGTATATTTATATTTGTAGTATTGCCTACAATATTTATAATCTTAAAAGAAGAAAAATGATAGAAGAAACAACAGAAGAAATACTTAACGCTGTTAAGGAATTAATAGCACATGACCATACTATGGAAAGTTTAAGAAAACTTGTTAAAGATAAATTAAAACATGTTTATAATGCAGGTACTGTCTATAATCTATTTCAAAGGTCAATAGATAGGTTAAACGATGATTTATAATGAATAAAGCAAGAGAAAGAAATTGGTCTAAAGCTAGAGTATCTGGATTAACATTTAATATGTCTAGCTTTACTCCTTCTGAATTATCTATTGTAAGGCAAATACAAGAGCTTAGAAAGACTTTATTGGCTAATTGGGATAAGAATACTGAAGAACATCTTGGAATCAAATTAAAGCCTTTACAATGCGAATGGTGTAGTAAAAGGTTTAATGGGGAACCATTAGAAGAAGGAGAAAAGTATTACTGTAATAAATGTTTAAAGTTATGATAGAAAGAACGATAATTGTAATAGTCAGTATAGCTGCTATTATATTTGTACCTTATTGGATAGGTAGGTTTGTAATGCGGTCTTGGTTTGCTACTGATGATGCTATATTATCTTGGTCAGCAGGGGCTATAATAGTAGTCATTTTAGGGACTTTTCTTGCTGCTGCTATACCTTATATAATAAATGGAAGTGTATGATATACTTATTAGGAAATGAAGAATTGTTTTCTAATGAAGATTATAAAGTGTGTAAAATAGAAGATGTATTCAGCTATTTTAAAGATAAGCATGAAATCTTCTTAGATACAGAGACTATGGGCTTTGACCCCTTTACTAAAAGGTTGTTGACACTTCAATTAGGGGATTTTGACAATCAATTTGTAATAGATGTAGAGTATTATAAGCCAGAGTTATTTAAAGAACTTATAGAAAGTAAACTAATTTTAGGACAGAACTTAAAGTTTGACTTAAGATTTTTATATTATCATGGCATATATCCTAAAATAGTTTATGATACCTATTTGGCGGAAAGGGTAATTACTCTTGGGGATAAGTTTGCTAAAAAGAATTTAGGCGCTTTAGGTGAGAAATACGCACATACAAATGATATTGATAAATCTCAAAGGGGTCTAATACATAGAGAAGGTCTAACAGCTAGGGTAATTAAGTATTGTGCTATGGACTGTAAATACCTTGGTATTATCAGAGATAAACAAATAGAACAATTATACGAAAAGAAAGAATATATAGACTGTTACCTTCAAAATCTATTTGTCAAAGTTTTGGCTTATATTGAGTATTCTGGTATAAAACTAGATTCTGATAAATGGCTAGAGAAGTGTAAAAAGGATAAAGAGCATTATAATAAATGTGTAGAAGCTTTAAATACTTTTTTAATACAGAATAATATTACTAAGTTTATAGATAACCAATTAAGTTTGTTTGATGAAAATGTAAATACAAGAATTAATTGGGCTTCTTCTAAACAAGTAATAGAGCTTTTTGAGCATCTTGGAATGAATGTAACTATTGTAGACCAAGGAGTAAGTAAAAAGTCTGTTGAAGATGGAGTGGTAGCTAAATTAAATCACCCTATAATACCTTTGTACAGAGAATATAGTAAAGCTGCTAAACTTATAAGTACTTATGGTGAAACTGTTCTGAAACACATAAACAAAGCAACTGGTAGGATACATACTAACTTTAACCAGATAATGGATACAGGTAGATTATCTTCAGGAGGTAAAAATAAAGATAATGGAGCAGAATATATTAATTTACAAAACATACCAAGTGACCCATTTACTAGAAGTTGTTTCATTGCTGAAAAAGGTAATACATTAATTATAAGTGACTATAGTGGACAAGAGCAAATTATTTTAGCTAATAAATGTTTAGATGCTAATATTCTTAAGTTCTATGATGAAGGGCTGGCTGATATGCATTCTTTCGTGGCTTCAAAGATGTATCCTGAATTAGAGGGATTAACTTTAGACGAGGTAAAGGAAAAACATAAGAAGAAAAGACAATTTGCTAAATCTGCGGGATTTGCCATTAATTACGGGGGTACAGGTATAACTATAGCAGAAAACCTTAATATACCTAAAGAAGATGGGGATAAAATATATGATTCTTACTTTAAAGCATTTCCTGGATTAAGAGCTTACTTTGATAGAGTAAAGAAAGAATCTATTGATAGGGGCTATATCTTAATATCACAAGAAACAGGATTAAAGTATTATTTTCCTACAGCTCAATATGAAGAGTATTCTCAGATAAAACAACAACTAACAAGGGAATTTTGGGAGCAATACAGGGCAAACAAAACAGCAGATAAAGTAGAAAAAGTTAAAAAGTACTTTAGGCTAAAAGGAGACTTTGAAAGAAAGTCTTTGAATTATCCTGTACAGGGACTAGGAGCTACTATTACTAAGTTAAGTTGTGTGTATATATTTGAGTATATAGAAAAGAACAATCTTTTTAATACTGTTAAATTTGTTAATACAGTACATGATGAGAATGTTTTAGAAGTTCCTTTAGAATTAGCAGAGCAAATGTCTAAAGTAGTAGAAGAATCTATGAATAGGGCTGCTGATGTATTTTGTAAAAGAGTAAAATTAACTGCAACACCTGAACTTTCTGTATTTTGGTGTAAATAACTAAACATGAGTACAATAAAAGACAATCAACCTCTTTGTGAAATAATCAAAGAAAAACCTAATCCTTGCCCAACTGTTAGATTATATAAAACCTTGAATGGAAAAGAAAATATAACAGACAATTGGCTTGAGTGTAGTAGGTATGAATATAAAAAAGAAAAGATAAAAGAAGATGAAGAATCTATTTAAAGAAGATAGTCTGTTTATTTCTATTACACGAATAGAAAATGAAGAATTAGTTGTAGAGATGTATTCAGACTTTTATGGTGCTGAACGTAAGAGCCCTTTATATGTTAATGAAGAAGTACTTGTAAAAGAAGTAAGTACTGCTTGGAAGAGTATTAGAACTAAGAAACTATTATGGTTAGGAGTACATTTTAATGAAATAGATTGGTATGATAATGAAATAGATGTTTATACTACACCTAGTGTAAGTATTAAACGAGGTCTAAAAATACCAAGAGTATCTTATACTAATCATGGTAGTATCCCTAAAGATTGGGAAGTAGTTGTTAGAGCTAGAATTGCTGATACTAAAGCTATTACACCTATACTTGAGGTAATTACTGAAGTTTGTGGTAATCTATTTCAAGGTAAATTAAAAGAAGACTTTATTAAAGGAACTAGAAAAGTATTACAAAACAAAGCAAAACACTGTAGTTTAGGAAATGAGGAATAAAATTCAAGCAGAAGCTGTTCAGGCTATTAAAGATAATAATTATAATTGTTTGATAGTAGTAGCTTGTAGAGTAGGAAAGACAAAGCTTTTAATAGATTCTATACGAGGTAAAGAAGATAAAAAGATAGCTGTTGTAGCTCCTTTTAATTCTATCTTAGATTCCTGGAGAGCTGAAATACTTAAATGGGATTTAGGATTTACTCCTACATTACTTAATATAAGGTCTTCAGAAGAGCTTCCAATGGATTTAGATTTACTCATAATAGATGAGTGCCATCAGATTTCAGATAATCAGTATAAAGTCATTAAAAGTAGAAAACCAAAGAGAATTGTTGGTGCAACAGGTACTTTGGGTAATAAGAATAAACAGAAAATAAGGCAAGAACTAGGGCTAACTGTTAAGTATGATTATAGTATAGAGCAAGCCATAGACCACAACATTATAAGTGACTATGAAATATTCATAAAAGAAGTTACATTAACTCCTGAAGAAAGAACAGCTTACAATAAACTTACTAAAACTTTTGAATACTTTAAAATGCTATCATTTTCTGATGCTAAATATGTGCATGTAAAGAACAATGCTGCATTAAAAAGAGCTCAGTATATCTATAGATTAGAAAGTAAATTAAAAGCAGCACAGAGCCTTATAAAGCCTTTAAAGAGAGTATTAGTATTTACTACACTAACTGAAGTAGCTGATAAACTCTGTAAACATTCTTATCATAGTAAATCTAAAGAAGATAGTTTAGAGTTGTTTCAAAAAAAGAAAGTAAATAAACTAAGTTGTATAGGGATGTTGAGTATGGGTTTTACAGGAGTAGGACTAAAACATGCTGTAATACATCAAATACAATCTAATGAAGAGCTGCAAGTACAGAAAATACTAAGGACTTGTAATCTTGAAGGAGATAAGAAAGCTCAGATTTACATTACAGTAGCTAAAGATACTCAAGATTCAGTGTGGTGTGAGTCAGCTTTAGCACAAATACCTAAACATAAAATAAAATGGATATGAAAGAAGTAATAACAGTAAAAACTAAACTAAAAACAATAGAAGCTTCAAAAGTCTCTCCAATTAAATATTATGGGGTTCTTGATACTGCTGGAGATAGGGGGTTCATAACCAGAAGTGAATTTGAGTCAGGAGATTATATGGTTTTATGTACAGATGGGGTTACAGAGGGTAATGGTTACTACGCAGAAACTACTGAATCTCTTTCTGAATTAGTAACTTCCTTAGTTAACTCAGAAGTTAAAGTATACGAATTTGATACATACAAAGAATTATTTAAATGGTTAAGTGAATAATATGAAAACATTAACAGTAAAAAAGATATTTAGAGGTTGTATAGATATTCGTAGTTATGATGTAGAAGATGCTATTAAAAACAATACTACTTTACAAGTTAATGTAGTAGGTGAGAAAGGTGTATCTACTTATCCTCCTGAAGAATTGAAAGAGCCTGTATTTATAAGTAAGGATATGCCAAGTAAGTTTGGTAGAGATTATAAGTTACATTCTTATACGTGGAAACCTGAGTATGAATTTTAAAAACTAATAATATGAATGAATTTTTGCCTTACGAACAAGCAGTAGCTTTAAAGGAATTGGGTTTTAACGAACCTTGTTTTACTACTTATGATAATGAAGGAAGACTAAGAAATCCTTTTGACTTCCCTAGAAGTGAATATGCAGATAATCTTCCTTATATAGAAGATACTAAAGAGTGGATTTATAATAGTGATTTGAACAATCCTGCAAATTTTCAGGCTGCACATAATCCTATGTTGTTAAAATTCTTTTTAGATAATCCTTTTACTGCTGCACCACTTTGGCAACAAGCAGAAGAGTGGTTAAGAAATAAAAGTCTTTATTCTGTAATTATGCCTAAAATGACACCTTCTAGTACTGTTGTTTGGTACATTTACGAAGGTAAACTTAAGAAAAATTGGGATGATTGTTTTGATACTTACGAAGAAGCCCGTTTAGCTTGTTTAGTAAAATTAATAGAAATATGCAAAGAGAAGAAATCTTAGCATTACATAGTTTAGCAAGTTTACGTAAACCAGAGATTACTAATAATGTGGAGTCTCTGGTTTTGTATTTCAGGACAGTATTTAATAAAGAAGTTACAAAAGAACAACTACAACAGGTGTTAGAGCCTACAGTAGAAGAAGATGAAGAAGATTTAAGATTAATTTATAATAGATTATGAAGTATGAGATATTTGTAGGGTTAAATGATGTATATAGAAGTTCTTTTACTTATGGTGCAAAGACAGGCCACATTAATGCAAGTACTGTATTAAGGTTCGTTTGTGCCAAGAATAATGTTTCTATAGATACTCTGAAATCTTCTACAAGAAAGAGGGAGGTAGTACAGATAAGACAACAATATGTTTGGTTATTCAGAGCTTTATTAGTTAAGAAAGGTATTTCAGCTAAAATGCAACTTCCAGCAGGTAATGCTTTTGGAAATAAAGTTTCAAGTAACAATGAAGTAATGAGGTTAATTGGTAAATCTCATTGTTTGGCTGACCATTCTTGGGAAGCTTATGAAAACTTATTTATTACTAATAAAGCATTGGAAACCAAGTCAATAGAGTTGTTAGATGAATTAGATAAATTGATAGTATGATTTGGATAGTAGGAGCAATTTTTGTATATTTGCTATGGAAAGAATGGCACTTTTGGATATACGAAATAGGTAAAGATGAAGGTGGTATTTATGTCAAATATCTGAAAAGATACGACAAGATACCTAATGTATATGTAGGTTATAATATAGGTAAGTTCTATTTCAAGGATTTATTTAAAAAGAAAAAAGATTTATTTTGATGGAACAACAAATAATTGAGGGTAATAAATTAATCCTTCAATACGAGGGATTAAATCCTGAAATAAAACACAGGGGAGTTTTGCCAAAATACCACGAAAGTTGGGATAGGCTAATGCCTGTTGTGTTGAAGATAATATTTGAGTGTTCAAGCAACTGTTATTTTTGGGCAAACGGATATTTAGCTAACAGTAATGGGAAATACGGCTTTGCTATGTTAGACGACCAAACCAATGGAACAGAAGCAACACACGAAACTCCTATCTTAGCTGTATGGCAATGTGTTGTAAGTTATCTTAAAAGTAAGTAAATATGGACATATTACATAAAGTAAGAGACTTAGGAATAAGTCCTGATGACTATTCTTATCTCTTTTTGAGAGCTAACAATCAAGATACAGAAGGATATGTATTAGATTGGTCTAGTTCAAGATTAGAAGAAAAAGGGTATATAAAGGTACTTACTGAAGGAATAATTCTTCGTGAAAAAGCTTTAGACCTATTCTTTGATAAAGGAGATAAGTTTGCTTTATTCTGGACTAAATATCCTATTAAAGTACCTAATGGTAGAGGGCCAGGTTATAGAATACTTAAATCTAAAGGACTAGATACTAAAGAAGCTGAAGAATGCAGAAAAAAGTTTGAAAAGCTTCCTGCTGATAAAGATACAGTAATAGCTGCTTTAGATAGAGAATTAGATTATAGGAGAGCTGGTAACAGTTTACCTTTTATGCAAGATGTAAATACTTGGCTTAATAGAAGGACTTATGAGAAATATTTAGATGATATTATTGTAGATAGTGCTAAATTTGACTATGGGAAAGATATTTAAAAAGATTTATGGTACGATACAAAAGAACAAACAACTAAAAAGAGAAGGTAAAGTAACTACAATTACTCCTCCTTTTCCTAGATTGGCTAAAGTATATCCAGGTTGGGATAAAGGTATGTATACTATTCTAACAGCATCAAGCGGTATAGGTAAAACAAAGTTTACTAAGTTTATGACTGTTATGAGTGTATTTAGATTTATCAAACTTAATCCTGAAGTTAAAGTAAAGGTTAAATACTTTGCATTAGAAGAAACTGAAGAAGACTTTTGGCTTTCCTTTTTATCTATGCTTTTGTACCAAAAATACAGTATATCTATTTCTGTACCTGAACTAAAATCTAAGGGGGAGCATACTATATCTGATGATGTAGAAGCTAAAGTATTAGAGTGTGAGAAGTTAGTAGATGAAATAGAAGAACACGTAGAAGTAATAGATTACATATTTAATGGATTTGGTATTTATAAGCATGTACGAGAGTTCTTTGAAAATCCTGCTATTGGTTCTAATATTACAAAATTAGATAAAGATGGAAAACCTATTACAATAGGCTATAAACATAATTTTCCTGATACTTATTATTTTGTAGTTGTTGACCAAATTAATCTTCTAATACCTGATACTATTGGTGGAGTAAAACAGAATGATTGGGAAGCAATGAGTTATTTCAGTAAAGAGTATGTACTTAAAGGTTTTTGCAAAAGGTATAATTGTGTTGCAGTTATATTACAACAGCAGGAAGCAGCTAAAGAAAAAGCAGAGTATTATAAAGGTGAGATAATAATTGAAAAACTTGAGCCTTCTTTAGATGGTTTAGGTAATAACAAAGAAACTCAACGTGATGCTGATTTAGTTATAGGATTGTTTGCTCCTGATAGGTATGGGTTAAAAGAGCATAGAGGTTATGATATAACTAAGTTAGGAGATAGATACAGGTCTTTAAAGTTCTTAAAAGACAGGCACTATGGATTAGCTAATGTTTATGTTCCTTTGCAGTTTGATGGTGCTAGTAGTACCTTTATAGAAATGGATAAAATTAAATAATAACTTAAATAACAATTAAAAATGGAAGAACAAGAAGTAACAGAACAACCAGTACAGGAAAAGGTAAAATTTGATCCAAGTTTGGATAAGTTTACTAACGTAAACACACCTGAAAATCTATTACAGGCAGTTGATGTACTTAACACTACGTTAGGTATTAAACTTAAGTATTGGATGAAAGATGGTAAAGGTAACAATCAGTTAGTAGAAACATCTATTTGGACAGATGAAGAGATTCAATTTCTTAAAGGTAAATTAATTAACTTTGTAAACTTTATTCAATAATGGATGTTAAACTAGCTGTGGCAGAGAAATTGGCTACACAATCAGAGGTAATCAAAGATTCTTTAATAAGCCATTTTGTAAATCAGGAAATAGAACGTAGGTCTAATATTCTTATTAAGGCAGTAGGTGCTATTGATAATTTACAAAAAGAAATAAAAAAAGAAGATAAGCCTGATTCTGTGTTAGTTAATCCAGATGGTTCTAAAGTTTCTCAATATTCTGAAAAAAAGTTTCAAGCTGTTACTGGGTTAAAATCTAAACTAGAACAACTACAAAAAGTATTTGAAGATTGTTTGGCTAATAACTTACAGCAAGATTATGATAAACTATCAGGACTTACTTCAGGAGGTAAACAAGAGAACCCACCAACAAGTAATAATTAATTTATTTAACCATCAACTTAAAAATCATAATTCTTTTTGTGGTTGTAATTATTGTCAAAAGCTTAGAGAGTATGTAGAGTATAAAAAATCTTTACAAAGACTTAAAAGCCAAGATGATTATTACTATGACATAAGGTCATATAATGATTTTAAAGATAGTTTAGATAAATTTAAAGTAAAAGTATTAACATTAAAATATGAAAAAGATAAATTAAAAACATGGCAAATTTAATAGGTATAGTGGGTTCATCAGGTGATGGCAAATCAACAAGTATTTTTCCTAACGCAGATATAGGAATAATAGGATTAAATCCTGCCGAAACACTTTATATCAATGTATCAGCAAAACCTATTCCTGCAAGAGGAGCTAACAAAATGTATCCAAAAGATAAGAAAATATCTGAAGGAGGTAATTATTATCAAGGGGATAATATGGATGAAATCCTTAAACTAATAGACTACTGCTCTGCAAATCGTAAAGATATAGTAAATTATGTGATTGATGACGGAAATTATCTTATGGCTTTTGATATGATGGCTAAGGCTAAAGACAAAGGGTGGAATTTCATGCCCTTATAAAACTACTCTAATTGACTGGAATACCCTTAGAGCTTTACACACTCCCTATAGCAGTAATGACTATAGTATAGTAAAAGAGGTAAAGATTGGGCAATCAGCAGCTAAGACTCCTTATGGGAGTAAAGTTCAACGACTATCGAAAAGCTACATTTGTAGAACTTAGTAGAGTACATATAGAAATATATGGAAACGGGTAGAATTAATTTGTTTTGTAAGAAAAGATTTAGTATATTTACTAAAACTTTAATAACATGAGAAAAGGTATTTACAGAGGAAAAACTGATGGTAAAATTACAAAAGAGTATAGAGCTTGGAAAGCTATGAAAGCTAGGTGCTATGCTAAATGTAATGAAAATATGGGAAAGTATAAAAAGTTAAATATTGAGGTTTGTGATAGGTGGTTAAACTCTTTTGTCAATTTTATTGATGACATGGGAGTAGCTCCTGGCCCTGAGTATACTTTAGACAGAATAGATTCTACTAAAGATTATTCGCCTGATAATTGTAGGTGGGCTACTTGGAAAACACAAAGCGCAAATAGAACAGGCTTTAACAGAGTTTATACTTATAATGGAGAAACAATGGTATTAAAACATTGGGCTGAAAAATTAGGTATTAAATATACTTCCCTTTACCAAAGAATTTTTAGAAGTAAAATGACTTTTGAAGAAGCTATAAATTACAAAGCAAATTAATTAAGATATAGTCTGGCTTGTATTGAAAAATACAAGGTTTAACGATGAAAAATTTACGGAAGTAGCACAAAAAATGTGGAAGATAGTAGATAAACTACGTAAGTTGCCTGAAAATGTAGATGTATTTTGCCTGTTTCACCAAGAGAAGGGTGAAGACGGTAAATTAAAGATTAAGACAAGCGGTAAGCTAATTGACAATTCCATATATTTAGATGGCTTATTTACTACAATACTTTACGCACGACCTATTTTAGAAGATTTTAAGACAGGTAAAATGAAGTATCAGTTTATGACTCAAACAGATGGAGAAAGCACCTGTAAATCACCTGTAGGTATGTTTGCAGATAAATACATTCCTAATGATTTAGGGTATGTAAAAGAAACAATCTATAAATACTACAACGAATAATGGGATTAACACTAAGATTTGGTACTAGTAGATGGCAATTTTGTATTATATCAATAGTTTTAACAGCTTATAAGTTTAACTTTAATCTATTAGAATTAGATATAGCTTCAAAAGAAGAGCCAATATCATTATTAACAATAATAAAAAATAGTACTTACACAAGAATAGAATTTTTTAAATATAACAAAACAATTAAAAACAAATAACAAATGAGCAAAGTTTTAGATTTTAGCACAGCAACAGAAGCAGTAGCTTCACAAGGTTCAACTTTAGTACGTCCAGGTACTATTGACAAGTTTACAGTAGAAAAATTAGAGATTAAATCAGTAGGTGAAGGTGATAATGCTAAAGATGTAGCAAATGTTACATTTACTTCAGCAAGTGGTAATCTTCGTGAGTCATTCTTTATAACTCAAGCTGCTTTACCTCGTATTAAACACTTACTAAGCCAGTTTCTTCGTAAGCCTTTCGAAACACAAATGTCTTATGACCAACTTGTAGCTACTCTTAATGGTCTTGTAAATACTTCAGCATACCTTCGTGTTACAGGTAAACTAAACACAGATAAAGGTACTGTATATCCTAACCTACCTTATGGTGGTTTTGCTGCACAGTCTGCTGAAGAACTTTCTTGGACTCCAAAAGAGCAAGCACAACTTGTAGAACTACAACAAGTGTTTGATAACTACAAACCTAAGAAAGAAGGAGAAGAAACAGCTACTCCTGTAGATACTGTATCACCATTTTAATTAATCATTCAACTTAGGGGTATGGAGAAATCTGTACCCCTTTTTTATTTTAAAGAATGTTCATATTCAAGGAAGAACTAACAAGAGAGAATGTATTTAGCAGAGTAACAGAATATGATATATTCTTGAATTACTTTGGTAGATTTGTATTAGATAGAAAGTATAGAAGTCCTTGGAGAAGAGATACAGACCCTAGTTTTGTTATTACAAATACACAAAGTGGATTGAGATGTAAGGATTTTGGAGATGGCCCACAAATGGATTGTGTAAACTTTGTAATGAAACTATTAGGATTAAATTATTATCAAGCCTTAGCCCAAATTAATGTTGATTTTAATTTAGGATTAGCAGGAGAACCACCTTTAAGAATGATAAAGGAACCTATCATTACTGGAACAAGGATTTCTCCTGCTCCTAAATTACCTGTATCTATTGAAGTAACTACTCGTGAGTTTACACAACAGGATATAGATTTTTGGAGTCAATACTTAATTACAATAGGAGAGTTAGAAGATACTCTGCCAATACAACAATGTTTGATTGATGGGTACATATACTACAATTATCTTCCTAAGTATAATAACGTGGCTTACTGTTATTATTTTGATGATAAAAAGAAGATATATATACCAAAGGCTACTAAGTATAATAAGTGGCGTATGAATTGGAATAGCAGTTGTATTGATGGGTATAATAAACTACCAGAAAAAGGTGATTTGCTGATAATAACAAGCTCTAGGAAAGATAGAATAATATTAAGTAAGTTAGGATATGTAAGTATTGCTCCACCTTCAGAGAATACATACATAAAAGATGAAGTAATTACAGAACTGAAACAAAGGTTTACTAAAGTATTGCTTTACTTGAATAATGATGAAGAGGGAATTAAGTTTGCCAAAAGACAGTCAGAGGAATATGAAATAGATTATATACACAATGAAACAGGTGAACCTAAAGACCCTTCAGATTTAGTAAAGAAATACAAAGAACAAGGATTTGAAATGATAAATAACTTAATAAATGGAAGAAAATAAAATACCAACAGCAGAAGAGTTTTGTAAAGATTTACAATCAGATTATGAAGAAACTGGAGAATATAAAATGTATTATGCTATAGATATACCTAATAAGCTTAGAGAATTTGCTAAATTACATGTAAAAGCTGCTCTTGAAGCTGCCGCTGAAAATGCTAAAGCATTTCATCAATACCCTTGGACACATAATGACCCTTATGTAGATGTACATAGTGTAACAAGCGCTTACCCAGAATCTAATATAAAGTAGTATGAGTAAATGGTATTATAAAGGAAAACCTATAACTCCTGAAGATATTCCAGAATGGGCATGTGGATTTATCTATAAAATTACACATAAACCCAGTTCTAGAATATACATAGGAAAAAAACTTTTACAAGCTAAGAGACGTACTAAAATATCTAAGAAGGAGAAAGTAGCTACTAAGACTAGAAAGACCTTTAAAACTACTGTAAAGCAGTCTAATTGGGAAACATATTTTGGCTCAAACAAGGAAATTTCTGCTATGATTGCTGAAGGTAAAGAAAAAGAGTTTAAAAGAGAAATACTAGAATTTTGCCATAGTAAACAACATCTCTCGTACAGAGAAATGGTGGTGCAGGTACAGTATGATGTACTTAGTACAGATGCATTTAATGGTAATATAATGGCACGTTTTTTTAAGGGGATTAATAATAGAAAAGAATAGATGATAGAGATAAAACAGGAGCTTAAAGACCTTATTGTGGTTACATATGGATATGAGGTGCTAGATATGTTAGCTACAGCTCCTTATAGAGATGTAGCAGATTATTTAAAGAGTAGAATGAATGAGTTAAAGCCAGATTGTGATTTTGAAGAAGTAAAAGATATAACTGTTTGGGCAAGTGATTTAGATGGTTATAAAAGAAGGGCATACATATATCATACGTATGTTTCTACTGTTTTAAAATATGAATTTGGAGATTCTTTAAAGTAAAATTATGATTATAGATAAAGAAAGTAAGGACGTAATAAAATCAGAAGAATTAAAGAGTATTAAATATAGTATAGATTCAGATAACTTTGGACTTCTGTTTAAGATGTTACGAGATAATCTGTATCAGAATAAAGAGTATACCATCATTAGAGAATATGTAAGTAATGCCATTGATGCACATACAGAGTATGGAGTAGATAAACCTGTAGAAATAGAATGGGTTGATGCTTCAGAATTGTTAGGTATTGATACTCAGTTAATTATTAGAGACTTCGGAATAGGCTTAAGTGAAGATAGAGTAACCAATATATTTGGTAAGTACCTTAGTTCTACTAAAAGAACTGATAATAATTCTATTGGTGGGTTGACTTGTAGATATTAAATATTTTTTGTATATTTGTCCTATGAAATATCAAGGACAATTTAAAATAATTGACTCAAAAGAAAAAGCATATTTATTAGGTTTAATAATGGCAGATGGCTGTTTATTTTATAATAAACGAAGTGGTGCTTATCAAACTAAAATAAAACTTAAACAATCTGATAAAGAATTATTAGATAAGATTTATAATATTTTTCCGTTTTTTACAGAACCTAGAATAGAAAAAAGAGCTGATAAAAATCATTCTTATTATATTTATTGTTATTGTAAAGAGTTATTTCAAGATTTACAATTACATGGCATTCTTGAAAGAAAAAGTTATGAAAATGCTAATAATGTATTTTTACCAATACTAAATGATGATTTATTTTTTTCTTATTTATTAGGGCTTTTTGATGGTGATGGTACTATCTTTCAGGACAATAAAGGAAGAATTAGAATGGAAGTTATAGGTAAAAATCAAAAATTATTTGAATCAATAGTATTAAAATTAGAAAATTTAGGAATAAAATCTAGCCTTTATTATAGAAAAGATAAAGATTATTATATGATACGAATTTCTCAAAAACCATTTGTAAAACTATTAATTGAAGAATTTCAAAAATATAATTTACATTTAGAGAGGAAGTTTAAACCTTATTTTAATATAGACTGGAGTAAAATTCCTGGATACGATAATATACGTAAAAAATATGAAGTATTATTTATTAAAAGTAAATAACTAACAAGCTCACGTTAAATAGGATGAATTGCTGGAAAACTAAGTCTTAAAAGAAAGATATGTCAATCAGCAGCCAAGCTAAGAATACATTCTTAGAAGGTTCAGAGACTACCTGAGCAGTATAGTCTGCTTAATAACAGGAAGTAGTATAAGTTAGTCCTTATATGAAAAAGCGTCCTACATTAGAAATAATGAAGATATAGTCCGTACCTATAGAAATATAGGAATAATACGTTGGAATCGGTTCAAAAAGTGCCTTTAGTTACACAGATAGTTACTATGTAAAGACTTATTATGATGGTACAGAGTATCAGTATAATTGTTATATAGATGAAGATGATTTAGGTAGTATTACTCTGATGTTTAGCCAACCTACGCAGAGGGGAAATGGTACTGAAATTATCATACCTGTAAAACAAAGAGATAAGTATTTATTTGAACAAGCCATTACTAATCAGTTACTATTCTGTAACATAGAAACTAAGAATCTATCAGTAGACTTAAAGAAAGAAGTTACATACGAAGATGATGATTTTATTCTTACCAACAGAAGTGAAGATTTACGTTTACTTAATGGTAAAATACTTTACAACATAGATTTACGTAATCCTCAGTTAGAAGAATTTAGTAATCTACGTAATTTAGATGGTGTTGTAGTTAAATGTAACATAGGTGAAGTAAAAGTTACTTTGTCAAGGGAAGATTTAGACTATACAGGTAAAACAATAGAGTTATTAAAAGCTAAGTTTGCCAAAGTAAAAGAGAAGCTTAAAGAAGGCTACATAGAATCTATCAAGAACTGTACAACTTTCAGAGAATTTAATAATCTCTTGGAAAAGCAGATTAAACCTAAAGTACAGATTAATAAGTATGATGGTGGTAAAATCTTTGTATGGTCTGACTTTGAAGATGTAGTATTTAATAACTACAGACCTTTTATGCTGATAGAAGAAGGTTATTATGCACAGATAGTTAATAAAGTAAACAGTAATTACTGGAATACTAGTTCTCGTAGAGCTTATACTTCTTCTACAAACTTTTACAGCCATCATTATGAACCTAATCTTTATACATTATACCAAGAAGATGGTGTATGGGATAAAGAAATGCAAGAATGGTTAGGACTGAATGCAAGAGCTATAAAGGTAGATATACCTGCTATAACTCCTAAACAAGAGTTAGTTGCTGACCTTGTGTATTTCTGTGAAGATGTAATGAAAGAAGTAGATGCTCTTCCTAAGCTAAGTGAAAAGAGAGATGAGTTTCTTGCTTATCGTAAAGAACAAAGGAAGTTAGGTAAAGTAGCTAATGTTCGTCAGAATGGTGTATATCCTGCTGTAGAAGTTAATTATCCACGTTGGTCTGATGATGATTTAATGTGGAATAGAGCTGATGTTAAACTTACTGAAAAAGACTTTGCAGATTATGTATTTGTTGGTAACCAGGAAGATAAACCAAGATTAGATGCTTTTCTTAAGTTATGTAGGAGATTATTAGATAAGCAATACAAAGGTTATATCATTTCAGTCCCTAACATAAAACATTTTACACAAAGAAGGGCAATACACATTAAAGATGTTATGAAAGATCATCCAGTATTAAGAGAATTAGTCACCAGAGCTGTTTTAAGAGAGTTTGTCAATAAGAATGGTATAAGGAGCCAATGGGTTAAACATAATGGATTTATGAATAGTTTGAATCCTTATTATGCTAATATAATGCGTAAGTTACAGAATGTTCCTACTACAAGATTAGACGATTTTGAACTATTAGACGAACTTAAAGACATAGGACTTAAGAATGGTTGGTATAATAGAGATATTAATCTTGTTCACCATTATAACAACTTTATGAAAGGTGCAGAGTTATTTAAGTATGTAGAGTTAACAGCAGAATCATTACCTTTAGTAAAAGATTATTTACGAGAAAAAGGTAAGTTAAAAGAAGAAGTACCTACAAATCAACTAAAACTAGAAGAAATCAATGATTAGTTACATTGCAAGTGAACAAACAATTACCATTAACATTAATGGTGCTCCCAGGTTAATAAAGATTAAATCTAAAGACCATAGGAATTATATTATAAGATTATTGACTGAATGTCAAAAAGAAGAAAGTGTAGAGAATTTAGAAGAATTATGGATTGCTTTAACTCCATATAAACGTGTAGCACATAAAGTTGATGGACGTATAGAGTATGTAGAAGATTTAGGTAAACTATTTGTTAAAGGAATAGAAAGACCTTTACCTGAAGTACTACAAAAGCGTATTATGTCTTTCTTAGATGATGAATTGCCTATTGATGCTCTTATTAAGTTCTGGGAAAATTGTCAACTAAATCCAGAATTTAGAGCTATTGAAGAGCTTTATTTATTCTTGGAGCATAATGGCCTTCCTATTACTAGTGATGGCTGTTTTGTGTCTTACAAGAAAGTAGATAAAGTAGACCATACAGCAGAAGTTCCTGAAGAATTTGCAGGGTTATACTTTGATAAAGCAGGTAACTGTAGAGGTGCAAAAGGTTTATTTGTTGGTGGAGAAATAAAAGCAAGATTTAAAGCTTGGTTGGAAAACTCTAACAAAGAGTTTAAGCTTGTGGATAACTATACAGGTACTATGGATAATAGTGTTGGTCAAATAGTTAGTATGCCTAGACAAGCTGTAGATAACAATAGAAACCAAACTTGTTCCAATGGTCTGCATTTTGCTTCATGGGGCTATGCTTCTACTTATAGCGGTAATACTTTAATTATGGTTAAGGTAAATCCAAGAGATGTAGTGGCAATCCCTTCAGATTATAACAATATGAAAGGCAGAGCTTGTGAGTATGAAGTTATTGGAGTAATAAACGAAGAAATTCAAATGAAGCATTTAGCTTACGATTCAAATGATTTTTGGAATGATTAGAGAGTTAGAAAAACAAGAGTTTAGAGAGATGGATGCCTGGAGTTATTCCAGGCTTTCTCTCTTTGCTAAAGACAGAATGTTGTATAAGAAGAAGTATGTAGATAAAGAACATGTTTCTATTCCTAAGACAAGAGCTATGATTATGGGTAACCTTATGGATACTCTTGTTAGTGCTCCTGAATCTTTTGAAGATTTATTTATAATGCGACCTTTTACTATACCTTCAGGACAAATGAAAGATTATGTGGAAAGTCTTGTTGAAGCTTACACTAATCCTTCAGTACTTGGAGAAGAAACAGCAGAAGAATATTCTTACAGAAAAGCAGGCTTTAAAAGAGATACTTTAGCTAAAGTAAGACTTAGGTTTGAAACAGAAGGTAGGGAGTATTATGAGATAATGTTGGAAAGTCTTGAAAAAGATATAGTAACACCTCAAGAGTACCAAAAAGCTCAGTATGTGTTGCAATGCTTAAAAGATAATCCTATGACTTCTTCCATATTATTGCATGATAAACAAAAGATGTATTATTCTGAATATCTTGGTGGTTGTAAGTTCTGTCCTGACTTTGTAAGTACGGGAGATAGAACCCTTGTAACTGATTTAAAGATGGTTACAAATAATCTTATGGACTTTCAGAATAACATAAAGATGTTTAACTATGATATACAAGCTGCTTTATTTGGTACAGGTATAGGTATAGAAGAAGACCATTATAATACTAATACAATGGACTATTTTCAATTCCTTGTAGTAAATGCTTCTTACCCTGAATATCCTATGTTATGGAAAGTAAGTAAAGAAGACTTTGTAGCTGCAAAACAAAGAGTAGAAGCTTTAGCTAATGAAGCTAAAGTAAGAGAAGAAACTAATAATTGGTACTATCCTTTGGAAGGTAGTATTGTAGAAACTAAATTGTATGAGCAACATAATAAATAAATTAAAACCAGGAGATTTAATTGCTGTAGCCTATAGAAACTGTACATTTCCTTCTATTTATCATAAAAATACAGGAGTTAGTGTACAATATTATGAAGTACGTAAATATACCTTACAAGATTTTAAAAAAAATGGTGTTAAGAATACGTACAAAAACTATATTAATTCTTGGGACAGAAATTACCGTGTAGTTAAAATAACAGAAGATAGTCTTACAGATGAAGATTTAGCAATATACAAAGAAATGAAAGCTTTATATGAAGGTATTCCCTTACAACCATAGTTGCTTATTCCTTTTACCTATACTTCATTTAAAAGCATCTGGACTAGGTGTTGGTGGTCAACTATTTAAGAATACTTATATTGGAGTAGATATAGAACCTGAACTAAATAACCATTTCTTTTTACATTACAAATACAGCCCTAAGAAAGAGTTCTTACAACTTGAAGCAGGACTTATGGAAAGAAGAAACTTTGTTAAAGATATTCATGCAGGAGATGATATATTATATTGTTTCTCTGTTCCTGAAAACTACAAAGAAGAATATAAGTTGTTTAAGCAAGGTAAGTATAGTCAATTCAGTAATACTTATAAAATGCAAGTGCTTCGTTGCTATGAATTAGGTTATGAAGACCCTTTGAGAGGATTATATATAGTTAAAGAAGAGAATCATAGAATAGATTTCTGTAATCTACTATTCCCTGTTCTTAATAAGCTAGAACCACTTAAAGAAGTTATAGAATATAATCTAAGTAACTGGACTGAAGAATTGTATTTCAGAAGTACATCTACTAAAACATTAAGTAGAGTTGATTTGGGTGACCAGGAATTATTTTCACTACCAACTGAAAATGAAGTATATAAGTTAGAAAAGGTAAGGTATAAGAAAACAAAGATAGAATTAAACAAAAACTTTGAGAATGAATAAAGAAGAATTAATTACTGCTGTTAATGAGATAATCAAAGACAGCAGTTTCTTCAGGGAAAACTCTGAACAAGTAGTAGAATACCTACTTGAACATTTAGATGAAATTAAAATTCTTAAATATACATTAGATAGAGAAAAAGATGAACAATTTTAATAAACAAGAATTAGAGCTGATTAGCATTCCACTACCAGCAAAAGAAGGTAAGTATGTACCTGTAAGCCATAAACAACTTATAGAAACTACCTTGGAAGAATTAGATAAGAATAATTTATATGTAACTACACGTCAGTATAATACATCTAGTAATGGTCAAAGGATTATAGCTAAGTATGGCATACAGAGTTTAGATTCAGAAATGGAGATTATGCTGGCTTTTACTAATAGTTATGATAAATCTATGACTGTAGGTTATGCAGCAGGTGCCAGAGTATTTGTATGTAGTAATGGTGCTATTTCAGGTACATTAAGTTCTTACAAAAGGAAACATATGGGTACTGTACAAACAGAATTAACTCTGAAGATTAGTGAAGCTATCAATTCTGTACAAGAAGAGTTTGAGCAACTAAAGCAAGATAGAGATTTGTTTAAACAAGTAACTTTAGATTTACGTACAAAAGCTGAATTGTTAGGTAGGCTTTACATAGAGAAAGAAATCCTTCTACCAAATCAAGTAGCAACAGTACGTAATGAGATTATTACACCAACATTTGATTATGGTGCAAAAGACTCTTTGTGGGAGTTCTACAATTATGGTACATTTGCATTGAAAGAATCTTCACCAGTTAATTACATTAAGAAGCATACAGAGTTACATAAATTTATAAAAGATTATATAGAGATAGAAGATGGAAAAACAATGGTTGATTCAAACATTTACGCAGAGTTGGTACAATAGATTAAACCATTATATAGAAACAAAAGAGTTTAAAGATTTAGGTAATAAAATAGCAGCTTCTCGTAAGGAGGCTGCTATTTATCCTTCTTCAGATAATGTTTTTAAAGCGTTTAGAAGCACTCCTTTTAATGAAGTTAAAATTTGTATACTTGGTCAAGACCCTTATTACACTAAGGATGTAGCAGATGGTCTAGCATTTAGTTGTAGCTATGCACAAGAATTAGGTAAAAGAATGCAACCAAGCCTTGTACAAATATATGGAGCTGTAGAAAGAACTATGTATAAAGGACTTATGTTACATAAAGAGCCTAATTTAGAGTGTTGGGCAAAGCAAGGTGTATTACTTTTAAATACAGCCTTGACTGTAGAAGATGGTAAACCTGAAAGTCATCTATCTTTATGGAAACCTTTTACTGTGGAAGTATTAAAAGCATTAAGTGAGTATAATACAGGAGTAATCTATTGTTTATGGGGAGCTAAGGCACAACAATATGAAAAGTACATTAACCCTAAGTTTAATTACATACTTAAAGCAAAACATCCGTCATCTGCTAGTTACACAGGTGGTACTTGGGAGTGTAATCATTTTGTAGAAATAAACAAGATACTTAAACAGAATAATAATACTGAAATAATATGGTAGAACAAAATGAACTTGGGGCTATAAGAGATTTCTTTGGATTTAAGAATATGTCTATAGGTCAATTAGCTGGTATAGCTAAGTATCAAGGAACAACTGATTATAAGTATGTATTAGGCTATAAAATTAAAGAAAAAGAGTTCTTTAAAGCACGTATATCAAGGTTTAAATGGAGTAAGTATTTTCTTGATAAGAGAGAAGCAGCCATTGCTGTAGATAAGAAGTTAATAGAAAAGGGCAAAGAACCTGTTAATATACTTAAAAGAAAATGATAGTAAAACAAAAAACTAAAACACTTATTACACGAGACAATGGAAGGTCAGCAGATGCTATTACTCCTAATTTTGTATACGGGTGTTTAGGAGGTTGTATGAAGAGTTACTGCTATGTAGGAAGATTTAATAGGGATAAGGTTTATTTAAACCAGAATACAGAATCTATATTAAAATCTGTAAATAATTGGATTGAAAATAAACCTTGGCCTAAAGTACCTAATCAAACTGATAATCAATATTATACGTTTGACATTGGCTGTTCAACTGATGTACCTTTACTAAGTAAGCATTATGACTGGCAAAAAGTTTTTGATTACTTTAATTATCATGCTAGAGCTAAAAGTACTTTTGCTACTAAGTATCCTACAATGTTTAAAGTAGAAAAGTATTCTTTAATTAAACACAAAAATAGAATTAGAGTAAGTTTAATGCCCCAGAAGTATAGTACTGTTTTAGAACCAAATACAGATTTAATAGAAGATAGAATTAATTGTATCCCTAAGTTACAAGAACATATGGAAGTACATATTAATTTTAGTCCTATAATCTATGAAGAAGGTTGGTTAGAGGAGTATGATAATCTTTTTAAAACTTTGAAAGAAAAGAATATTGATGTACCTTGTGAATGTATATTTTTAACTTACAATGTTACTTCTTATACTAATAATTCTGAAGAAGTAAATAAGTTATGTTGGAAACCAGATATACAAGAATCTAAAAATTCAACTTATGCTGATAATAACATAAGGTATAAGTATCAGATTAAAGCTAAAATGGTAGAAGATTTTAAAAAGCTTTATTCTAAATACTTTAATATTAATAACATAAGATATATATTTTAAAATATGTTTAAAATAGAACTAGAAGCAGAACCATTTAATAAAGAACTTTATTTCTCAGGTTTTGCAGAAATAGCAGATACCCAGTATAACTTTGTACTTACTCACAATTATAATGGTACTTTTGAGGTAGAATTTATGGATGAAGAAGCCATAGAAACAGAGTTATTTGAGTATGAAATAAAAGAATTAAGAGAAGCAATCATAAATAAGTATAAGTTGGAAATAAATAACTACAGAGATGATATTAGAACTTAGACAACCATTAGAAGCTGAAACAAGTTTAGGTGATGTGTGGTTAATACTATTTATAGACTATGGCCCATTAGAGAATAGTGTGTTTGTTGGAGTAGTTAAATCTTCAGGAGAAGTAAAACATTTCTCTTCAAATCAGGTAAAGTTGTTAAAAAATTGTACATTTGATATACGAAATAAATTAGAGTTATAATGGAACCAGTTATAGAGACAACACTACATACTGAAGAACAGAAAGTAATTATTAAAAAAGATGAATTTGGAACTTTAGTATTAGAAATAATAGAAGTTGCAGATAATAGTAGTAAAAGATTATATTTAACTAAAATGGAAGCTCTTGCATTATCAAGAATAATTTCAGATAAAGCTATAGAATTATAATGGATTTTAAAGAATTTAAAGAAAAGTTTAACCCTCTGATTCTTAATGAGTCAGAGGTAGGACTTAAACAATTATATGTACCTAGTACTTGGCCTGAAGCTAAAGTATTGTTAGCACATCCAACAAAATGTATTTGGACAGTAATAAAAGAAGATGGTAAATTATATTTACGTAATGATTTACATTTCCATAATAAGGTAGCTAACATTATATGTGCTAATATATGTAATGAACCAAGAGAAACTTATAAAATAGAAATAGAATGAGAAAACTAATAATATTGATTCTAACAACACTTCTACTACAGAGCTGTAGAATTTGCTGTAATGGTAATCCAAAGCTAACTACAAGGTATATGAGTACTTGTGTAGACTCTATAGCACCTAACATTGAAGTACCAGAGATTGAATGTATAACAGATGTAGTAGGTAAAGAAGTGTCTAAATTAGATGATGGTGTGTACATTGTTATATTAAGTAATAATGAACGAGTTAAAATTATAAACTAATGGAAGTATTTAGAATATACAAAACTGTTAATTATGCTGATACTACAAGAGATGCTGATGATATAGAAACTACTGAGTTGGGGTTGATGGCTGATGAAAAAGAGGCTGTAGAAATTGCAAAAACTTATATTAAGCATAATTTTGCAGTAAGAAATACTAAACTTAATAAATATAAAAATGGTTTTTATACAGCAACAGATTTTTGTTCTTATGGAGCTACAATTTGTATAGAAAAATTAGAATTAATATGGAAAAGTTAATTATACTAGATTTTATGACAGGCGAGTGTCATTGTTATACCTTAGTAATTCCTACAGAATTAGTAGATGATATGTACGATGAATATATTGAAGATAAAATAGAAGCTCTTGGACATAATATATCTAATGTTCAATATATGGTAACTACAAATGATATAATTGTACACTAATGAAAGATAAAGAAGCTTTATTTAAGAAGTTTGTAAATAATCCTACATATACAAGTATGATACTAGATGTTATTAATAAGCATGATTTTAGTAAACGTACTTTAGTATTGTATTATGAAGAACAGTTTATTAGACTATATCAAAAAGGTAATGATATAAAAGTTAAGAAATGAAATGGATAGACATTAGTAAAGAAAAACCACAAGAAGGTGTAAAGTACTTTTTTAAGATTTACTATGGTAATAATGCAGAAGAAAAACTTGTAGGTTATTATTATAATAAAAAAGGTAAGGAGTATTTTTCAGAAGCTTTTGATGGAGAAACTTATAGCTTGGAAGAACTTACAGAATGTTATTGGTTAAAGGAAGATTAAATATGAATTGGATAAAAAACATTAGGTATAACTACTACCTTAATAAAAGAAAGAAAGCTTTTATGAAAACAGGGGTAATACCTTTTGGCAGTAACTTCATAGCAATACATAATGTAGGAGATGTTATAATGTTTGAAGGTAGTATGGCTGTTATAACTTCTTCTGGACAAATAATTAAATATACTAAGTATGAAATGGATAAAAGCTAGTGAGAGCTTGCCTAATATTGAACAAAAAGTAATTTGGAAATTTACTTATGGTTTATATGAGAAAAAACAAGCATCAGTTTATACTAGATTAACAATAGATAATTCTTTATGGTTATATGATGAAGATTCTATACCTACTCCAATAACTGAAATTAGAAATTTAGAATGGTTAGATGAAACTCCTGAAGATTGGGAAGCTTTAGAAAAAAAGTTTAATGAAGATTTTAGTACACTTACTGATAAACCTATGGTAGGGTATGATGTAATACAATGGTTTAAAGAAAAATTAGATGGAAAGTAATCAAATGTATATGTATTTTGATAAACCTTATTTTAAAAATAAAGATATTATACAAAATCATAGAACTCAAAAAATGCAGGTTATTTACCCTTGGTATTTAAGATTATGGCATAAAATATTTAAACCTAAAGGCCCTTACAGAGTTAAAGTAATAATATTTAAAGATGAATAGCTATCAAAATAAGAAAAGAAAAAGGAATTTAGCTAAGAAAGCTAAGAAGAAGATATTACTTATTGAAAGAATTTCATCTTCTTGGGTAGTTCCTATTGAGTGGAAAAGTGTTTTTGATATATTATTTGAAGAAACAATGTTAGGTGGAGATATTCCAATGGCAATAGATAATTTACCTAAAGGTATTTTAACAGAAGAACAATTAGAGATATTAAAGAAAAGGGCTACTAATTAAAGTAGCCCTTCTTATCAAAAAATTTCCAGCTAGTTTGAAAGTCCTTTAAAATTTTCTACTGCAATACTTGGATCTAGGTTTGATCCGTTATACCCAAAGAATAGTTTTAAAAATCTAGCTTTCAGTTTAGAATCTCCTTTTTCCCAAGGCCCTGATTTTCTTTCATACTCTGCAAATGGATCAGTAACTAGCTGGCCCCCAAACTTAACACTTCTTTCTAGCAGAGTATTAATAGCAGAAGGAGATTTAATAATTCTATAACCCTCTTTTAAATTAATACCTGGTATAAAGAATCCTATCTCACCTTTTAGTCTTAGGGCGGAATAAAGAGCTACATTGTATGCATAGTTATCTTTTAGTTCATCATCATCATCTCCCATACCTGCAAGTATTGAAACAATTGCTGCAAGTACAAAGTAAGAGGTTAATTCTACTACTGCCTTTTTAAGGTTATTACGTTCATTTTCAGTTAGAGAAGGATCATTATATATTTGCCAAATTTTAAAGTTTCTTTCTGTAACCATTTTTCTGTACAGAGTTTTATAATACCCTTCTACTATATCATTCATTTCAAAGTTTACATGCAGCTCTTGAAATCTTCTTTCTACATTTGGTACTAAGAAGTTACGAAATTGTATTAAGGCTCTGCCAACCCAATTTTTCTTGGCTTCTACTTCATCTATTTTATTGTAGACCCCATGTAATTCTTTGTTTATGGCGTTAATTTTATTACGTAAAAGTTGTTCATCTTCTTCAGTAAATTCTACATCTTTACGAAGTCTTACTATACCATCAGCTTCTTTTACATAGGCATCTAATAGGCTTATTTCTTCACCAGATTTTGTTTTTATTTTAATATCATAGGCTATTGCTGCAAACATATTAGCTTGCGCTATAAATTCACCTGCTGATAAACCTCCCATTAGTAATGATGTAGAAGCATGTCTTTTTACCATAGAACCTCCTATTTCTTCTACCGCATCATTCTCACCTTGTATAGCTTGGAATATGTCTAGCATTTGTCCAAAGTGTGTTGTTTTTACACCCCTCAATGTATCCATTAAAAGATTTTCTTCACCAGCTGTTGCATACATTAATTGACCTACTTTAGCTTTACCTTTTGCAAGTGTTTTTGTTGTAAAATATTTATTACCCAAAGATTCTATTGCAATATTTACACCTGCTGTAAGTCTGTTAGAAAGTGCTTTAAGTCCATCAGCTCCTAGTACAGATAAAGCATTTGCAGCCATCATTGTATCAACTACTTTATCTAAACGTACTGTACCTAAATTTGCAGCATACCTACGTTCATTGTAGAAGTTACTGTCTAACCAGCTTTCAAACATTTTATATGCTTCTGTTTCTGCAAATTTTATTGGTTCCACAACTTCTTCTCCATACATTTTTTTATGTAAGGCACTTAATATTTTCTTTCCTGTTGAAGTCTTTTTTTCTACAGTTCTTTCAGCTATTGTTTCTTTGGTAAGAAGAGCTAAAGATTCTAAAGAAGAGTTTATTTTAAACTGTTCAGCCATTTCAGCAAATTTCATTACTGTATCGGTAAGATTCATACTTACTGTATCAGCGGCCATACTTTGGTTAAAATAAATAGGTATTCTTTTGGTTTGCCCTTTGTAGACAATACCTTTAGAAGCATCTTCTACGTGATTTTTAAAGTTTCTTTCCCATGTAGCAATTGCTGATTTTTTTACATCTTTTTGTTCAATAAGAATATCTTTAATGTCTTTTTCTACAGAAGGTACTCTTAGCCCAGGTCTTTCAAATTCTGGTAGTAGCTTTTGAGATTCTTTGTATACACTTAAAAGATGGTCGTAGTATTTTCTATCTTCAGTAGATAATGCATTATACTTAGCATTGGGAAATTTAGTTTTATCAGGTACTAAAAACATTCCTGATACTTTAGTACCTTTATTTTGTACATAACTATCTAGCAATCTTTTACCATACTCTGCAATTTTAGTAGGATCTTCTTGTGAAACATACTCTATATATAACTCTTCGTTGTAAAGATGGTTAGTTACCCAAGCATAAAACTGACTTTTACCTTCCGCACTGTTATCAAATAATTTTTCTTTTTGTAGAAGTATTTCTATTACTTTATCCCTGCCTTCTAATTTATCTTGTGCTATAGTATTATTTCTTCTAAAGTTAGCCCTTATTCTTCTTGCAGTAGCCATTCCTTCTTTATACCCCTCATTATCACCATTTGCAGCTGCATCTCTGGCTTTCTTTTCTTCTAGCGCTGCTAAATCATAAGCTTGTTTTCTTTTAAGATTATATGCATTTTGGTCAAAATCTGATATAAACCATTTTTCTGTAAAGGTTTCATATTGTCCGCTATCTTCATTATATCTAAGAACATCTACATCTTCAGTCATTTTTTCATACAGCTGCTCAAAGTTATCTATTGATTTACCTTCTGTAAACTGTTTGTATTTGTAGTAAGTAGATTTAGTAAGTTCATTTATCTTTTTTCTTCCCTTATCTATTTCTTCTTTATACCTTTTATAGAACAATCCTATTGCAGCATCTGCGGTATTAGCAACAGTTTTAACCATTCTTTCAAAGAAATTTATATCATTACCTCCTTCTAAATAGATTTGTGTTAAATCTCCTAACAAAGGAAACCCTAACTTTCTTTCTAAATCTTCTTTTTTAGACTTAAGGGCAGCTGCTTTTATTTTCTCTCCTTTAGCTTCTAATTCTCTTATATCTGACTCTAGTTTTTTTATCATAGGCCAGTAAGCTTCTATATTCTTACGAAGTTCTTCATTTATAGAACCTTTGTTAGCTATAGCTAATACGTAAGGAGCTGTATCTTTTATTTTTTTATCAAGTTCAAATAAAGCATTTTTTATACCATTTAGTTTAGCAAGGGTAGAGCCCTCATTCGGCTTTTCTTCTGCTAATTGGTAGTTAAGTAAATCATCAATAATTTTTAAACCTGCTACATACTCTTTGTAAGCTCCTATTTTTTCTACTACCTTTTCAGCATCTTCTCTTGTTTCTGCTGAAGCTACTTCTTGTATAATTTTTTTAAATTGCAATAAGTAACTATTTGGGTTATTGGGGTCTGCAAGAGCACTGTATACATCATCAACTATACTGCCCATAATTTCAGCTAAACTTAATTGCTTAAGCTGTTCTTCTATATCTTCTACTTTTTTAATCTTAGACCATAGCCCTGTATCAGATTTATGTTTTAGTGCAGAATCTTTTTTAGAAACTAACCAATCTTTTATGGCCTTTAATGTAGCATTGGTAGTAGCATTAGTAAATACAAGATCTTCATCAAGAGGTTCTTCTTTTACATACTCATTTACTATAGAATTATCAATCTTTTCTATTTGATACACAAATAAATTAGTTTTTCCATCAAAAAAGTTATCTATATGTTTGAACATACCTTTTTTATACTCTTCTCTGAATTTTCTTTTTACCCTTTCAGGAGTTTTAAAGTCTTTTATATTTTTTTGACCAAGATTAAGTATTTTGAATCTCTGCCCATTATATTCATATATACCTGTTGGATGTACTTTGGTTCTTACTGTAATCCTTTTTTCACCATCACTCATTCTTGCTAAAGATTCTTCGGTAAATGGTAATCCATTATATATTTCGTACTTAACAGATTTATTTGCTGCAAAAGTACCATCTTTTAAATCTAAACTATATGCATCATCACCTAACAATATTTCAGCAAGTTCTTTTAAAGAAGTATTACTATCAATACTATCTACAGCATTAGTAGAGAATAATCCTCTAAGAAGGTTCTTTATAGCTTTTATAAGCCTTTGTACAGCACTTTCAAAAGAAGGATTAGTATACTGCTTTTGAGCTTCTGCTGTTAAAGCACGTACAGCTACTTCTTCAAATCCTTCATAATTTAATTCACCATCAACTACATGTTCAGGGTATAACTCTTTTACTTGATTATATATAGCCTTACCTTCAGGTGTAGAAAGTATTTCTTCTACTATGTTAGTGAAAAGCTCTACATTTTTTTGAGCTATGGCTCTTATAAAAGGGTGAGAAAACTCATGTAAAGCATTCTCTAGAGTAATGCCATCTTCTAATATGTATACTTTACCTTTATAGTAGAAAGCTTTTTCACCATTATAATTGTTATATAAACTTTTAGCTTTTTTAGCATTTATTATTTCGTATGGTGTATTAAACTTTTTAGCAAGTTTATCTAACATCTTTACTACAACAGTTTTAGCTTCTTTATTTTCTGTAGTAGTTTTATTAAATGCTATTTTATCTTCAGCTTTGTCTTGTTCTATTAAGCCCTCATCTTGTAAAAGCTCTTCTCTACTTATTTCTACTGCTTGATACATAGGAGTATCTGCTATAAACATCCAAGATTCTCTATCTCTTAGTTTTTTTGAGCCCTGTACTATGTGTAAAGGTACAGTAATTTTAAACCCCCTGTTTCTAAATATCTTTTCTACTTCAGCTAATTCTGCTTTATCTAACCCCTGAACTACGCCATTTGTAGTAAAGTTTTTATATATACTTAAGTTATCTTCGTACTGAGATATACTAGAATAAAAAGGTGTATTTTTAAACCTATTACGTATTTTTAAAGCATCTTCTTTTGAGGGGTATTTACCTTCAGACAGTAGATACACTTGCATAGCATCGTAGTAGTTACCTAATGATACTGTTAGTTCGTTTATTTTTGAATTTAAAGGGCAAATTAACATTCTATTGCTTTTTTAAGTGTTTCTGTTTTTCCTGCTTTTAAAATATCTGCTAAGATAGCACTTTGTGAGAGAATACCACTATCTAAATTTCTATTTACTATATCTTTTACTCTCTGCTCTGTGTCTTTATGAAACTCTACTTTTGTCATAGGAAATAATCCAGATGGATCCATTCCTTCTATAAAAGTAACACCCCATTCTTTAAGCTGTTCTGATACAGAGGTAACTTTAGGAGCAGCTTTTACAGTTGGTGGAGTAACAGGTTCAGCAGCTTTTATTTCCTTATATTCTGCCTCAGTTACTATTCTTTCAGCAGGAGCAGGTTCTTTAAAATCAGAGTAATTATTAGCCTGTAAAAATTCTTCTAATGATATTCCTGCGCTACTTTCAGCTTCTTCTTCTTCTTTTGCTTCTGTAACTTTAGCTCCAAATAAATCTATTGCTTTTTCTAAAGGGAAACTATAACCTGATATACCTCTTTTTGAAGGGGTAAGGCTGTATATACCAAATACATCTTTTGCAGCTTTATATACAAAATTATCTCCTTCACGTAAATCAGATAAATTAGTTACAGCTTTTCCATTTATTTCTGAAATAACCTTTAAATTATTACCAACCATTAAGAAAGGTACAGGTTTATATACATCATCTTTTGAATTATATTCAAAGTTATAAGCAGCAGCTATTTCTGGGAACACACTATTTTCTATCCTTGATATAGCTACTTGTCCTGCTTCTTCTTTGAATGAGCCATCTTTTTTACCTTTACCTAATAGAGGATTACTTTTTGATATTTTATACAGGCTTTTTCTGTTATCCAGGTTTAAACTGTATAACTTTATAAATTCATTTCCAAGTTTAACTACATCAACCATACTAGGGTTACTTCTAAACGCATCTAAAGCGTTTGAGTATATCTTAAACATGTAAGAAGGTATCTCAGATTGGAATGAAGCATTTCTATATCTAGCACCATCTTTAAGTAGTATGTAAGCAAATAGTTTTACAGCTGTTTTTCTTGTTAAAGGATTTGCGTATAAATCATCAAAGCCATTAATAAGTTCTAATTGGTAATCCGAATCTCTTAACTGACGTGTATTACCTTCTATTTTATCTACAGTTCTTTTTATTAACCTTGGTTCAGTAGATAGATATTTTAAAAACCTATTGTTCTGTAAATTATATTTTTTAGCATTCTTTTTTAAATCTTCTACTTCTTCTAGCAATGTTTTTTCAAACAAAACATCTTCTGTAAATACTTCTTTAAATGTTTCTATAAATTTAACTTCATTCTTTTTAGATGGAACATAGTCTTCTAAGTATTTTCTAAAAATTGACAAACTCATAAAAGAACTTAAATCGCTATATATCTTATTTGATACATCTTTACTTTCTGACCTTTTAACTTCTTGTTTTACCACATTAAAGGTTTCTTTAATATATGGGTGTTGCATTGTAAATAACTGTTGTGCAACACTATTTAAATCTTCAAGTGCTTTGGTTAAGGCTTCAATAGGTTTAACGTCTAGTAATCTACTTAATCCTAGTGTTGCAGGAGTTTTTCCATCTCTTAGTTTATTTAAAGAAGTTATTATTTTATCTACTTCACCAAAAGTAGCAGGTACACCTTTGCGTAGAGAAAGTATATCACGCCCTTTTAATATATCTTCTGATATTTCTCGTGCATTTAAATACAATTTTAATGCAATATCAGATGTTGTTCCAATATCTTCCCCATCTTTTAATAAAAGGTCTAGCAACTCTTCGTCTAATACTGTGGTTTCTTGTGTAAAATCTACATCAGCCACTTCTGCTTTTGCATTCTGCACAATACTATACGCAGATACATCAGAAAAGTTAGACTTACTTTGTAGTATTTCTTGCGATAGTTGTTTTACTTTAGGCGAGTTTGCTATTTTTATAGCTGTGCTTAGTTTTACACCAGTTCCTAACATTACAAGTACAGGCCCTAATGTTTCTAAGTTAAGATTTAACTTTGCTGCAATAGGTTCCTTAGCATTGTCAGTCATTGCTGAAATGATTGCTGAAATGGTTTTTACAATCCTTTTGTCTTCAGCATTTCTATATACTCCGTCCTTTTTAAAAGAAAACCCTTTAAATTGATAATATTTTCTTACAGTAAAGCCTTCTTTTATTGCAAATCTTTGAGCATCTTTTATACCTACACCTTGTTTAGCTAAGTATTGGTATAGTACATTAAATACAGCTGCTGGGCCAATACCATCAGAACCTGCATCATTATTAGCCATAGCTACTGCTAAATCATTAAAGCTAAAGAATCCTAATGATTGCTTACCACTATCAAATGTAGCAGGAAATTGCATTGCTAGCGTTTCTTGTAGCTTTAATAAAGGTTCGTTAGATGTTTTTTCAGAAGCCAAAGTATTTTGTACTTTTTCATTACCTAACATTTCTAATTTGTAAGTAAGCAAATCGTTATTAAGAACAGCTTTAAATTTACCATCAGGATATTTACCTTCTTTTACAGCAGCTGCCCAAGCAGTTTTACTTGCAGGTAATTCATAATAACGTAAGGCACTTGCTAGTTTATTAGCTTTTATTTCTTGCTTTCTTTGTTGTATTTCTTTTGCTTGTTCTATTAAGCTTTTTTGTTCAGCTATTTCTTTAGATTTTGCGGGGAGTACCCAAGACCTTGTAATTTCTTTTTCAGATTCTTCATATAAAGATAGAGGTATAAAATCATTTGCCTCCCTTAGTTTTTCGTCTAACTCTGCAATATTTTCATTCCTAGCTTCTATTAATTTTTGTAGTTCCTTTTCTTGTTTTAAAAGATCTTGGTATTCTTCGTTAGCTTCTAACAAAGTTTTTTGGTAATCAACTACATCAGTTTCATCTTTTACATAATTTAAAAACTCTTCAAATTGACCTTCTGTAGTTGTGGCACTACCATATTTGTAGAACTTACCATCTTTTTCGTATATATCATATTTTTGTACAAACAGAGAGTCAATATCAAAGTCAGCACCTGAAAGGTATTGCAATTCTTCAGGAATCATTATGGCATTACCATATATTGCAGGTAAGAAATCTACTACTTTAAGCACGCCCATAGAGGCTTTATCTTCTGTAGGAATACGGTAACCCATCATATAAGCCAAATCTTCAGGTATTTCATCACCTTCTTTTAGATTATACAATTCTTTGTAATAAGCAGATACAATACACTCTGAATAAACTATTTCTCTACCATTTAGTTTACCTCTTTTGTTGTAAGCCAGAGGTCTTGGTTTAGTATATTTTGCACCTGATTTAAACTGATCTACTCTTACTACATTATCATCTTTATCTACCATTACATTAAATGGAGTTACAAGAGTAAATTTAGAGCCTGCAACTTTTTGTTTTAAAGCGTGATTAGACCAATGGGCTAAGTACATTGCAGTAAATTTAGCTACAGATATAGATATGTTAGGATTTAATGTAGGTTCTCCAGCAGCATTAGGTTTAAATATTTCTAATAATTGTGGAGAAGCCCCTGTAGATACTAAACTATTATACCAGTTAGGTAAAACTTTTTTAAGAGTTGTTTCATCTTTTTCTTTAAGTAAAGAAAGTGCAAACTCTGTTGATTGTATTACCCTGTTTTGTTCAGCCTCGTCTAGTTTTTCTACAAGGCTTTCAAGTTCTTGTGGTAATTCTGACCAAATTAAAGCTAGCTGTTGTGTACCATCAGTTATTTTCTGTTTAACTCCTTTAGTTAATACTTGCTCACCATAGTATTCCCCATTTAAAGTTCTTACTTCATCTATGATTGTAGTGCCTTTACTTGCAGATTCATGGGCTACTAAATCTATGGTATTCTTTACCATATCATTTAGTATCTTATGCTCTTTTTCACGCCCTGGTATAGCAAGCCACTCTCCTTTAGATTTGTATGAAACAAGTTCTCTAGTTAGTGTAAGGACAGACATCTTTAAATTAGCGTTAAGTGCATAAGCTAAGTCTTTTTTAGGATTAAGTAAAGAGTCAGCCCCTTCTAGTAATTCAAGCTCTTTCCTTGTAATTTCTACACCATTCCTTACTTTTTCAAGTATCTTAACTATTGCAGGTGAAGTTTTACCTAATTCTTTTAAACGAGCAATTTGAAAGTCTAAAGTAGTATATGCCTGTGCATCTGCAAGGTTATGTTCATCAAGTTCAAGTTTTTCTTTTATTTTCTTTACTATCTCTTTTTCAGATAAATTAGGATTGTCTGCTATAATTTTTTCTCTTGCTTTTGCTCTTTCTGCTTCTGTAACTTCTACAAATTTAGGTAACCCATCAACTACTATTTTTCTTTTTTCTTTTTTTATGTCAGGAATAACTTTAAATTTTATTTGCCTTCCGTATAAAGAAGTTAAAGCTCCATGTGCCCCTTTTAACCTTTTTACATGGTCTTCAGGACTTTTAATTTTGTAAGCTAAGTCTCCATGCAATAAAGTATTAAAAGCCTGCCCATTAATAAGGTAGTTAGCCTGCATTGACCTTATCTTTTCTGTATTTACTTTTTGATAGGTCTTTTCGTCTTTTGTTATTTTTTTATCAGTTCTAAAAGCTTCTGGCAATAGTCTTGTGTAAAATTCTCCTTCTACTTCAATTATTGCTCCTTCTCTTACTAATGTATCTACAGTAAGTAAGTAGTCTTGTTGTACAAATTGATCAATGTTATCTTTTAACTCTTTCTTTAACTCTACAGACATTTCATCTACAGAATTTAAAGCTATTAGCTTTTCAGATAATTCAGGTGAAATCCAAGAGTTTTCAAAGAATTTTAACCCATTCTTTTCTCCAACATTAAAGTTTCTTATTGAAGGCAAATCTTTATTTTCTTGTACATACTTAATACGTGCATGCTCATTCTTTACAAAACTTAGTAATGCTTGGTAAAATGCAGGTTTATATCCTTTATCATAATAAGGTTTTACAGGAAGTAATATTGCATAACCTGTACTTGCAGCTTCTATTACTTGTGGGTAATAGTAGGCATAGTTTATTTTCTTCCCTTCTTTTGTAGTTTTTACTTTTGTAGTAGAATACAAAGACATGAAAGTAAGTAGTTTTTCCAAAGGAACCATATTTTTAAATACAGTACCTTCTTGTTTATTTATCTCATTGCCCTGCTCATCATATTCTGTTGCCCTTATACCATCAATGTTTGTAAATACAAACTTTTTATCAAATGTTTCAGCATGCTCATATAAAGGATTATCTAAGGTAGCTAAATGATGTAGTGGAATCATCCATTCATCTTCTTGATTAGCGTAGAATCTGGTAAATTCTTCTAAATCTTCTGCCCTTGCTTCAGGTTTTTGTAGTTGTGCTACTCTTTTTAAGAAGAATGAACCTAAAGAAGTATCTCCCCTAAGTTCTCCATCAGCAGCTTGAAAAGTAGAGCTACCTGCTGTTTCATCAAATGAAGCATTTTCCATAGCTAGAGCTTTTAACCTAGCCATCATACCTTCATCTCCTTTGGTAAAAGGATTAAGTCCTGTATTTATAAAATCTGTTATAAGCTCTTTTAAAAACTTACCATCACTTCCATTTAATCCGTAGAAGTTTTCATACAAATCCATTAGCTCCTGTTGTTTATCAGTACGTTCTTTCTTTGTTACAAGTAAAGAGTATTGTAAATATAAAGGAGATAATTTTATACCTATACTATCTAATGTTGCTTTTGCTTTTTTTGATTCCTCTTCAAGTTGTTCATCAGTAATTGGAGAAGTTGCATTAAAGTAAATAAAATCTGCAATATTTAATTTAGTAAAGTTCTTTTCTATAAAGTTTCTATAACCTATTTGCCATCTTTCTATTTGCTGTGTATCTACGTCTTTAGCATTACTACTACTTACTTTAGTTTCACCGTTTGAAGATAACCTAGTCATCATAGACTCTACCTTAAATTTATGAAAGGCTTTTTTAAAGGCATTCCATATATGTTCATTTTTTAATTCTCCATCATTATTTAATCCTGGATTGTTAGTTTCATTATTCCAGTTTAATTTATCTTTTAAGTAATCAGTAAATATTTTTACTTCAGGATTGTATTCTGAGAAAATTTCAAGCTTTCTCATAAAGTTTTCAGGAGCTGTATTTAGTAGTGTCCTGCTAATGCTATTGTATATAGTAGAAGGATTAATCCCTTTCTTATAAGGCACACCATATTTATCTATTGCATTTATGTGTGCAGTAGCAATAAGTATTCTTACATACTGTGTCATACTGCTTATACCTGTATTCTGTAAAGCAGATGCTTCATAGTTTCTTAAATCCTCTTCTTCTTCTTTACTTAAAATACGTTCAGCAATTTCTTCATCTACAGAAAGTAAAAATTGTATTTGTGATTTTACTTTTTCAAATACAGCTTCTTTAACACCAGTTATTTTAAATAAGCCTGAATTTTTTTGGTAATACTCATCACCTTCTTCTTCAGATAACTCATCAGCTTTATCTAAATAAAGATTATCACGCATCTCAAGTACTTTATCAAAAGCTTGTTTAATTGTGTAAACATCTTTACTAGCCAGACTTTCTGTAATAAGTTCGCCTACTTCAACTCTTATAGTATTAATTAAATCAGACTCTTCTGTACTGTTTAATTTTTTTATAATCTTTTCGTCAGTACCTTTTATTTTTTCAGTATTATAAGGCAAAGCCATAAACATAGGTAATTTGTTTCCACCTATAGTTCTATGTTTGTATTTACCGCTATCTATTCTATGGAATAAAGAATCAAGGTTACCTCCAAAGTAATCTTTTATACTATCAAAAAATTTCTTGATTTTATCAAACATTTTGGCAAAAAAACCATTAGGCTCTTTTTTACCTTGTTTCCAAGCCATAAACTTATCAGCTAGATATTCTTCTAGCATTACTTTATCTAAGGCTTCTTTGGATAAGTTTTGGTATACAGGACGTTGTAAAACAAATTCTGCCCTTGCCTTGTCAGTAATTTTATGTTCTTTCTTAGCTACTTCTAGGTACTTTGCTCTTTCTTCTGTGCTAAATAAACTCATTACACCATGAAATGCTTCGTGGTATTCTGTGCCTGCTTCAGCAGCCTTATTAAGATATATTACATTATCTATAAATGCACCAAAAGTAATACCATTGTTAGTTAATCTATCAGCAATAGCATCAATATCTCCTACTTCAAAAGGTAATATACTTCGTAAATATGCTAAAGCCTCTTCAAATTTAATTTTTGTTTCAGCGGGTAGTTCACTTACTTTAAAAGGCCCTTCTGCATTTATATCATTATTTATTTCATCGCTTTTATTTTTACGTCTTTCTCTTACACTGGTGGGTTGTTCAGTAACAGGAACTTCTGTTTTAGTTTCTAAAGCAGCTAGTTCTGCATCATATTTAGCATTAATCCAATCTACTGCTTCTTGGTAAGTATCAAAAATTTCACTTTCTTTGGTTGTAGTATAAAAGGCATTAAATCTACCATCTGTACGAGGTTGTGTAGAA